ACTAATAAGTCGAATGTACCGTATCATGCTTGGTACAGAGGATATACCTACAAGTACACATCGAAACAAAATAATGAAGGGTAAAACCTATATGGATAAAGTTATGATTACATCCATTAATAATGTTAACAAAGATAAAAACCGATAATCATGGGAAAAAAAGAAAAAAAAGTAGAGGTAAAAGAATTATCTCCTATTGACAAAAAGATTGCTAAGCTAAAAGAAGTTATTAAAAAATTAGAAGCTAAAAAATAAAGCTATGATCAATCCTAACAAATTTGCTAATCAAAAAATACAAGAACTAGGTCAAAACCTTTTTCAAGGTGAAGAGTTTGCTCAGCAAATAGCCAACAAACAATTAGACCAGCCAGTTCCACCTCCAGGCCCTTATGGTGATATAAATCCTATTATGAATAAAGATAGTAGAGAGGCTAGAAGACAAGAGAGAAAAAATATCAGAATGGCCAACAAAGGTTTACGTCAAGCTAGAAGAGAAAGAGCTAAAGGTGTAAAAGAGCAAGGTCAAGAAAATTATAGCTATGATGGTTATGAAAAAGGTAGATATAATAAAAAAGGTGATGATATAGAATATGGTAAAACACCTAGATATTCTAAAAAAAATCCACCAAGTGGAAGTGATGCTAGTTTTGGTATTAGTGGTTATGTAAATGATAAAAAGCAATTTAAAAGTGCTTTAAATCAAGGTACAGAATCTAAATACAAAATGGTAAACGTACAAGATTTAGAAGACATGGGAGCTGTAAAATCTGATAAAAAAGGCAAATATGTTGTTAATTCTGATGAAATGAAAACTGGAACACCTAGAGATACATTAAGACTACCAAGAGGCGCTAAGCATTACACAGGTAGAGATTATAAAGTTGGAGAATTAATTGATGAAAGTGATTTTGAAGACTTTGCAAAAGACGTAAATAAAAAATAATATTATGGCAAAAAACCCAGGACAAGTTGGTGCTAACGCAACGTGGGACGGACCCCACCAACCAACTAATTTAAAAGAAGGAAATCCAAGATATGGTATGGATCCAATGCAGGTATTAAAAGATCCACTACCTTATAAAGCAGGACCAATATCTTCTATAGCTAAATCTAAGCTTGGAGGTGGTTGGCCTGACAGTATGGTTGCTGACAGATCTATAAATACAACAGCAAAGTAAAAATTCACTAAAATGAGTGATAGAATAAGTGAACACATATCTCTTAAAGAAGGTATTAAATCTCACACAGCTACTAGGTTAAATATTGACAATATACCTAGAGAATTAGATTTAATTAACATGAAAACTATTGCAGAACAAGTGTTTGAACCTCTACGTAAATGGGTGGGTGGTCCAATCGCTATTAATAGTTTCTATCGCTCGCCCAAATTAAATTCTGCTATTGGCGGAAGTACAACCTCACAGCATTGTATTGGTTGTGCACTTGACATAGACGATAACTACGGTTATAAGACAAATGCAGAGATGTATGATTATATTAAGAATAACTTAGATTATGATCAGATTATTTGGGAGTTTGGAACAGAAGATAACCCAGACTGGGTACATGTAAGTTATGTTTCAGAAGATGCTAATAGAAGAAGATGTTTACAAGCTTATAAAGAAAATGGTAAAACTAAATATAAAATAATATGAATTCACCTTTTTTTAAAAAAATGATGAAAAACCCGTGCTGGAAAGGTTATGAAGCTTATGGTATGAAGACTAAAAACGGTAGAAAAGTACCTAATTGTGTTCCTAAGAAAAAGAAAAAGTAATGGCTTTTAAATTACCTAACGGACCACTTAACATGCGTAAAACTACACAAGGTAAGGGTAGAACTTTTAGAAAAGCTGAGGAAGGGGCTGGTATGACTGAAACAGGTGTTAAGCAATATAGAAAAGAAAACCCTGGAAGTAAATTAAAAACTGCAGTTACTGGTAAAGTTAAACCAGGAAGTAAAGCTGCTAAAAGAAGAAAATCATTCTGCGCTAGATCAAAAGGCTGGACCGGTGAAAGAGGTAGAGCTGCTAGAAGAAGGTGGAAATGTTAAATAAAAAAAAATAAAAAAAAATGATTAGAAATTATTACACTGACTCTTATAAGTCTGGATTAGCTGTAACACCAAGTGATACACTATTATTAGATGGCAGAACAAAATCAACAACACCACAAAGCTCGTGGAAACAATATAATTTATATGTTGGTAATTCACCATCAATATTACCAGTTACAACAACTAGTGATAACACTGTTGTTTCAAACTCAGCTAATGTAGGTTTAGCTTCACCTAACGCAGAAATAAAAGCTGGCATGAGAGTAACAGGTGGTACATTACCTGCGGCTGGTGTTTTAATAGCATCTGTAACAGACGCAAGTAATTACGTTTTAGCAACTGCTTCAAGTATAGCTGCTGATTCAACTCTCACATATAGTTATGATGAAGTAGCGTCTATAAAAGTTCACACTGTTAATGATGAAGCAATAACATTTGTAAAACCTGCTGAAGGTTTTGTATTACCAGTAAGTGTAGTTATGGTTTATGCTACGGGTACAGGTGGTGGAATTTCAGATCTAATAGCTTTAAGTTAAAAATAAATATAAAAAACAATATTATGCCGAACATTAGTAAAAAAACAGCTTACGACGTAAAAGAAGCAAGCAATCAGTCACTTTCTAAAAGTGCAAGAAAACATTATGCAGAAAATGCACAAGCAGGTTCTAAATCAGATTCAAAGCATGGCTCTTGGATTTCTAAACATATGTCTTAGTTATGGGAAAATATAAACACGAAGGAAAAGGCAGGAACATCTCAGTAAGTGGTGGCCAAGAAAGAAAAGATCTATTTAAAGATATGTCTGGAGGTTATAACGCCATGGGTGACTCAAATAGCCCTAATTATAAATATGACGGAAGCGCATTTAAACAAAGATATAGTTCACCTATGGAAAAGTATGGACCATTAAAAGGTAATGCTTTTGGTCACGCTATGCAAAAAGCTGGAGGTGATTACGATAAAGCAAAATCTATGTTAGAAATGAAAGGATCACATTCACCGACTTACAAAACTGGTTGTGTTAGTGGTAGTGGTTCTAATGCTCCTTATAAATTAATGGGAGATCCTAATAAAAAAATGGACAGATTATCTGCTAAACATAAATCACTTTATGATCGTTTTGAAATGGGTCAAACTAGTGAAGCTGAAGAACAAAGAATGTATAGACTAGAAGATCGCATGGATAAAGTAGGGAAAAAAATAAAAAAGTCTAAAAAATCTCCACTTAATCAAGGTAAAAAAGAGGTTAAAACTTTAGGAGAAAAAGAAACTAGACAAGATCGTAGAGCAGGTAAAGATAATCTAAGACAAGGTTATTTTGGCATTGGTGGTGATGATCCTAAAAAAACAAAACTACAAAGAGATGCTAAAGAAAGAACTAGTGATCCTGATTATAAAAAACCTAAAGCAAAAACTTTAAAAAAATCTCCACTTAACCAAGGTTTTGATGGCGATAAGGCTTTAAAAACCTTACCCGGTGGAAACTATCCAAAACCACCATTTAAGCCTGGTGTAAAAGCTGATGAAGATAGAACAAAAAAAGATAAAAGAAAACATAAAAGAACCATGAAAAAACTTGGTCGACTTACAAAAAAAATAGTTTCAAAAAGTACAAGTAAAAAATAAATAACAACAATCAATAAACATTAACAACAAACAAAAACAATTATTATGGCAAAATTTATTTCAATTCCATCAAGCGGTTCGGGAATCGCAGGTGGTGACATCCTAGTAGGTGCAGACTTAATAACAGGAGTAGTTCAAGCAAGTTCTACTACTGTAGTTATCTATTTAGCAGGAGGTGCTGGTGGAGATGTGTGTACAATTACTCACGGCACAGTTAGCAAACCTTCAGTAAGAGATGCAGTTAACTATGCATTAACAGCTAATCCTGGAGGCGTAAAAGCTAAAGTTAAACTTCCTTCTGGAATAGAAGTTTCAGGAGTAGTATTCGCTTAATGAAACCAAAAGGCTTAGGTGATAGAATAGAAGATTTCACTAAAGCAACTGGTATTAAAAAAGTTGTTGATTCAGTGTCACAGGGTTTAAACATACCCTGTGGCTGTCAACAGCGTAAAGAAAAACTTAATAAATTATTTCCTGGAAAGTAATGGCTTTTAAAATTAATCCACCATACGTTATAGACAACACCCCGATTTACAATGTAGATTTAGAGGATGGTGTGTTAGGAAAAGCAGACAGAAACGGAAGTATTTTAATAAATAAAAATATTAAAGATCCAAAACAAATTGAAGATGTCGTTAGGCATGAGAAAGTTCATATTGATCAAATGAAACGAGGAGATTTGGATTATGATGATAGTGCAGTTTACTGGAGAGGTAAACGTTATTCAAGAAAAACAATGGAGGAAGGTGCTAAAAACCTACCTTGGGAAAAAGAAGCTTATGCCAAATCCTAAAAAAAAATTTAAAGACACAACAGTAGGTAAACTATTATTCGGTGCTGCATCATTAGTTAACCCTGCATTAGGCAGTGTGTTAAGTGGTGTAACTTCACCTGCTGAAGCTATTGCTGCTATCGGTAAATCTGATGTAAGTGGTGAAGACAAAATAAAATTACAACAGCTTATATTTGAACAACAGAATAAAGAAATGGAAGCTGTTACATCAAGATGGCAAGCTGATTCAATATCAGATTCATGGCTTTCTAAAAACGTGCGCCCATTAGTTTTAGTGTGGTGTATTGTTATATTCTCACTAGCTGGAATATTAGATAGCGTGGAATCAATACCATTTAACATAGGTGTTACATGGAACGATACATTTGAAAAAGTAATGATGGCTGTTGTTTTAGCATATTTTGGCGGGCGCACAACTGAAAAAGCTACAAGTTTATTTAAAAAATAAATAAAACCTGTAACTATATTAATAAATAAATAATTAAGTTAAATTAAATTAAATTAAAAATGGAAATTAAAAAAGACCAATTAGAAAAAATCCAAGGATTTCAAAAAGAATTAAACAAATTGTTAAATGAAACTGGATTTTTAGAAGCCCAAAAAACCGCGGTATTATCTAAGTTTCACGAAGTTAATCAGGAAACTGAAGACTTCAAAAAAGAACTTGAAGAAGAGTACGGATCGATTAACATTAATCTTGAAGACGGTACTTACACTCCTATCGAAAAAGAAGAAGACAAAAAGGAGTAATGTCATCTGTTATTAGAAAGATCAGTATAGGATCTGATTACAAAACAGATGCTATGCATTATTCTTTGACTCAGTCGGTATATGGAGGTCACACTATATCTCATATACTCTTTGATTCAAAAGATAATTCTTATAACATTTACATTAAAAAGAACAGCGAAGTATTGCCGTGGAAGAAGTTTAATTCTAACATGGCAATATCAGTTGAATATGATTTAGAATACTAATGAAAAGTATATTTGATTTTATCGTTGAGCCTTATGGCCAGCGATATAATAATGAAGTTAAAGTAGGTGACAAAAGCCTTATAATTAACACTCAATCAGAAAGTTTTAAATCAGTAAATAATATAGCTAAAGTTATAGCGGTACCAAAAGCATTTAAAACACCTATTAAAAAAGGTGATTTAATTATGATACATCATAATGTGTTTAGAAGATTTTATGATATACGAGGTGAAGAAAAAAATAGTAGATCGTATTTTAAAAATGGTTTATATTTTGTTCAATTAAATCAAGTATATTTATACAAATCTAAAGACAGGTGGAAAGCTTTTGGTGATAGATGCTTTATAAGTCCAATTCATAACAATGATGATATAGACGCTAATTTAGAAGAACGCCTTGTTGGTATATTAAAATATGGTAATAGTTCATTAGAAGCGTTAAAAATCAACGAGGGAGACCTTGTAGGTTATTCACCGTTTGGTGAGTTTGATTTTGTAGTTGATGGCAAGCGTCTTTATTGTATGAAATCAAATGATATTGTAATTAAGTATGAACGTCAAGGAAACGAAACAGAATATAATCCTAGCTGGGCACAAAGCAGTTGAGGAACTTATTAAGGTAGCAAAAGAAGCTATAGTTGATTCTGATGATGATATATCAGCTGATAGATTAAAAAACGCTGCTGCAACTAAAAAGTTAGCTATATTTGATGCTTTTGAAATACTAAATCGTATTAAAGAAGAAGAGGATATGTTAAATGATAAACCAAAAGAAGAAAAGAAAACTGAAGCTTTTGGAGGTTTTGCAGAAAGAAGATCTAAGTAATGTATAAGCAAACGTTATATAAAGTAATTGATCACATAAAACCTCATGTAATAAAAAGATTAAATAAATCTAAAAAGTGGGATTATGGTTATAACAAAGAACATGATGTTATTGTTATATCTAAAACAGGTCAGATAGGTGAGATATACGAAATACAAAACTTAAAAATAGCATTACCAAAAGAGAAAGATGTTAACAAGGATTATGACAAATGGCAAGTACATGAATATCCTAAAACATTAAAAAAAATTAAAACAATATTTGACTGGAAACAATATCCAGATGATTTTAAAGAAAAATGGTATGGGTATATTGATAGAGAATTTGCTAGGCGCCACGAAGGTTACTGGTTCATTAATCAGGGTAAAGCTACTTATATTACTGGTACTCATTACATGTACCTGCAGTGGTCCAAGATTGATGTTGGGCAAGCAGATTTTAGGGAAGCAAACAGATTATTCTTTATATTCTGGGAAGCTTGTAAAGCAGATAAACGTTGCTACGGAATGTGCTACCTCAAAAACAGACGGTCTGGTTTTTCATTCATGGCATCAGGCGAAACTGTCAACCTTGCCACTATCTCTAGTGATGCTAGATACGGTGTATTATCAAAGTCTGGGGCTGATGCAAAGAAAATGTTTACCGATAAAATCGTACCAATTTCCGTCAACTATCCGTTTTTCTTCAAACCGATTCAAGACGGTATGGATCGACCGAAAACAGAACTTGCATACAGAGTTCCTGCTAGTAGATTTACAAGACGTAAACTAGATAGCAATGAACAGTTAGAAGAATTAGAAGGATTAGATACAACTATTGACTGGAAGAATACAGGAGACAACAGTTATGATGGTGAAAAATTAAAATTACTTGTACACGATGAATCTGGTAAGTGGGAAAAACCTGATAATATATTAAACAACTGGAGGGTTACAAAAACTTGTTTACGATTAGGTTCTAGAATTATAGGTAAGTGTATGATGGGTTCAACGTCGAATGCTTTAGATAAAGGAGGTAGAAATTATAAAAAATTGTATGATGACTCAGACGTTACCAGAAGAAACCGCAACGGGCAGACTAGCTCGGGATTATATAGCTTGTTCATTCCTATGGAGTGGAATTACGAAGGATACATTGATTCTTATGGATTACCTGTCTTTGAGACACCGGAAGAACCTAAAAAAGGGCCAGATGGTTTCCCCATTGAAATCGGTGTTATCGAACACTGGGAAAACGAAGTAGATGGCCTTAAGAATGATCCTGATGCACTTAATGAATTATATAGACAGTTTCCACGTACAGAGAAACATGCTTTCAGAGATGAAACAAAACAATCACTGTTTAATCTTACAAAAATCTATGAACAAATAGATTATAATGAAGATTTAAAACACTCAAATGTTGTTACACAGGGTAATTTTATGTGGGAAGGTGGGATTAAAGATACAAGCGTTCAATTTGTTCCTAGTAAACAAGGTAGGTTTATAGTGTCTTGGGTTCCAGATGTTCAACAACAAAATAGATTTATTATTAAAAATGGTATGAAGTATCCTGCTAATGAGCATATGGGTGCTTTTGGTTGTGATAGTTATGATATATCAGGAACTGTAGATGGTAGAGGATCTAAAGGTGCGTTGCACGGTTTAACTAAGTTTACTATGGATACTTGTCCACCTAACTTATTTTTTTTAGAATATATAGCTAGACCACAAACTGCTGAAACATTTTTTGAAGATGTGCTTATGGCTTTACATTTTTATGGTATGCCCATATTAGCAGAGAATAATAAACCTAGATTATTATATCATTTAAAAAGAAGAGGTTATAGAGGTTACTCTATGAACAGACCAGACAAAACAGCATATAAATTATCTGTAACGGAAAAAGAAATAGGTGGTATACCTAATTCAAGTGAAGATGTTAAGCAAGCTCATGCCGCAGCTATTGAATCTTATATTGAAATGTTTATAGGATATAATAATGAGCAGTATGGAACAATGTATTTTCAAAGAACATTAGAAGATTGGGCTGCATTTGATATAAATAAAAGAACAAAACATGATGCATCTATAAGCTCTGGTTTAGCTATCATGGCTTGCAATAAAAATAAATATAGACCTATACCGGAACATATAAAAGAAAAAGTAAGTTTAAGTTTTTCTAAGTATGACAACAAAGGTTCAAAATCAAAAATAATTAATTAGATGATTAATACGAGTACTAATAGTTCCTTTCCTAGTCAGGTGGTACCTGTCGCGGAAAAGCTTAGTTTAGAGTATGGTCTGCAAGTAGGGCAAGCCATTGAATATGAATGGTTTAGAGGTGGTAGAGTTAATGGAACAAGATGGCAGAAAGGGTTTCAAAACTTTAACAGGTTAAGATTATACGCTAGAGGTGAGCAACCTGTGCAAAAATATAAAGATGAATTATCAATTAATGGTGATTTATCTTATTTAAACTTAGACTGGAAGCCAGTGCCAATAATTCCAAAGTTTGTTGATATTGTAGTAAACGGTATATCTTCTAAAAAATACGATATAAAAGCATATGCTCAAGATCCTTTTTCTTTAAAACAAAGAACAAATTATGCTTCGTCTATATTAAGAGACATGTTATCTAAGCCTTTACTTAATAGTATACAAGAAAACTTAGGGGTAGATGTTTATAATGTAGTTGATCCAGCTAATTTACCACAATCAAAGGAAGAGTTAGAAGTGCATATGCAATTAAACTATAAACAATCTATAGAAATTGCTGAAGAAGAAGTTATTAATAATGTATTAGATTTTAATAAATACGAATTAATTAACAAAAGAGTTATAGAAGATATAGTAACAGTTGGTATTGGAGCTGTTAAAACTAGTTTTAATAAAGCTGAAGGTGTTAAAATAGACTATGTTAATCCTTCTAATTTAGTTTATTCATATACTAACGATCCTAATTTTCAAGACCTATATTATGTAGGTGAAATAAAATCTATAACACTACCTGAGTTAAAAAAAGAATTTCCTAATTTAACTAACGAAGAGCTTAAAACAATACAAAAGTATCCTGGTAGAGAAGGTTATATGCGTAACCGTAATAACGATGATGATTTAGTACAGGTTATATATTTTGAATACAAATCTTATATAGATCAAGTTTTTAAAGTTAAAAACACTGATAATGGTTTAGAAAAAGTATTAGAAAAACCTGATACATTTAATCCGCCAGAAAGTGATAATTTTGAAAGAGTATCTAGAACAATAGAAGTATTGTTTACAGGTGCTAAAGTTATGGGTGTAGAACAAATGCTTAAATGGGAAATGTCAGAAAACATGACAAGACCTAAGAGTGATTTAACTAAGGTTAATATGAACTACAATATTGTAGCGCCTCATATGTATCAAGGTCGTATAGATTCACTTGTAGGACGTATAACTGGTTTTGCTGATATGATACAACTTACATCACTTAAATTACAACAGGTGATTGCTAGAATGGTTCCAGATGGTGTCTTTGTAGATGTTGATGGTTTATCTGAAGTTGATTTAGGTAATGGAACTAATTATAATCCTCAGGAAGCATTAAACATGTATTTCCAAACTGGTAGTATAGTTGGTAGAAGTTTAACACAAGATGGTGATCCTAATAGAGGTAAAGTACCTATACAAGAATTACAAACATCTAGTGCTAATGGAAAAATACAATCGTTGATCAACACTTATCAGTATTATTTACAAATGATAAGAGACGTAACAGGATTGAACGAAGCAAGAGATGGCAGTTTACCAGACAAAGACGCGTTGGTCGGCTTGCAAAAAATGGCTGCCAATGCTTCTAACATAGCAACTAAACATATTTTAAATAGTAGTTTATATTTAACGCTTAGAACTTGTGAAAACATATCGCTTAGAATAGCTGATATGTTAGATTTTGATTTAACTAATAATGCACTTAAAGCTAGTATAGGTAAATTTAATGTTGCAACACTACATGAAATAGATGATTTACATTTATATGATTTTGGTATATACATGGATTTAGAACCTGAAGAAGAAGAAAAAGCTATGTTAGAACAAAATATACAAATGGCTTTACAGCAAAATCAAATATACCTTGAAGATGCTATTGACATTAGAGAAATAAGAAACTTAACTTTAGCTAATCAAGTTTTAAAATACAAGAGAGTTAAAAAGCAAGAAGCTGATCAACAAGCTCAAATGGCTAATATTGCTGCTCAAGCAGATTCTAATTCAGAAGCTTCAGAAAAAGCTTCAATGCAAGAAGTGCAAAAAGGAGAGGCATTAGCACAGACTGAAATACAAATTGAGCAAGCTAAGTCTCAAATGGAAATACAGAGAATGCAACAAGAGCTACAAAACAAACAACAGTTAATGGCTAAAGAGTTTGAGTACAACATGAAACTTAAACAAATGGAAGTTGATGCGTCAACAAAAAAAGAAGCTCAAATAGAAGATCGTAAAGATAAACGAACTAAAATACAAGCTTCTCAACAATCACAAATGATTACACAACGTCAAACAGACGGGTTACCTACTGATTTTGAAAACAACATGGAAGAGTTAAGTATGTAATTTTTATTAATTTTTATATTATTTTATTATGTCAGAAACAAAGGAAAAAGCTGGAAAGCTTAAGGTAAAAGCTAAAATTCTTAAGCCTAAAAATTTATCAAATAATGATGAACCTATAAAAGTAGATTTATCAAAACCTAAAACAGAAGAACAAGATGCCATTCAAGTCAGAGAAACAAAGGAAATACCTGTGGTTGAAACATCCGGAGATAGCGAGAAAGTGGACGAACAAGTACAAGAGTCCAGCCCGATTGCTGAAGTTCAAGAAGAAAAACCTGTAATTGAAGAAGTTAAAGAAGAAGAAGAAGAGGTAATTTCTATAGGTGAAGAAATGGAACCACAAGCTGAGATTACAGCAGAGGAACCGCAAACTGTTAAACAAGATATTAATCTACCTGAAAACATCGAAAAAGTCGTAGACTTTATGAAAGAAACAGGTGGAACATTAGAAGATTACGTTAGATTAAACGCTGATTATACTAATGTAGATAATGATACTTTATTAAAAGAGTATTATAAAAACACAAAATCACATCTAGATTCAGAAGAGATTAGTTTTCTATTAGAAGATAATTTTTCATTTGATGAAGAAGTAGATGACGCAAGAGATATTCGGAAGAAGAAACTTGCATATAAAGAAGAGGTTGCAAAAGCACAGAAGCATTTAAATGGTTTAAAGAGTCAATATTACGACGAAATCAAGTTGAGACCCGGAGTAACTCAAGAACAAAAAAAAGCTATGGATTTTTTCAATCGCTACAACGAAGAGCAAAATGTAGCAGAGCAACAACATGAAGTGTTTAAAAACACCACTAAAGATTATTTTACCAAAGAATTCAAAGGTTTTGATTTTAGCGTAGGAGACAAAAAATTTAGATACGGTGTTAAAAACCCTAGTGAAGTTGCAGATAATCAATCAAACATCAGTAATATAGTTAAGAAGTTCTTAAACGATAAAGGTGATGTAACCGATGTAAAAGGTTATCACAAAGCTATGTATGCCGCACAACATGCAGATACTATTGCACAACATTTTTATGAGCAAGGCAAAGCTGATGCAATTAGAAATGTCGCTGCAAAATCAAACAACATTAGTAACGAAGCTAGAGCAAGTGCTCCAAGCGATGTATTTGTTGGTGGGTTTAAAGTTAAAAGTATAAGTGGTCTTGACTCTTCAAAATTAAAAATCAAAGCAAGAAAATTTAACTAAAACTAAAAATTATTTATTATGGGACAAATTGCTCCAGTGTTTGGAAGTATCGTACCTTCTCAAACGCAACTACCGCTAGCTAACAATTACCTAGCGTTTAATACTGCTGCTGCAGGTGCAAATGATTTCGCACAACAGTATCTACCAGAGGTTTATGAAGCTGAAGTAGAAAGATATGGAAACAGAACTTTAGGTGGTTTCTTAAAAATGGTTGGCGCTGAAATGCCAATGACGTCTGATCAAGTTATCTGGTCAGAACAAAATAGATTACACATCTCTTATACAGGATGTACATTAACAGGACCTGGTGCTGGAACTTTCGTTTTCAGTGTACCTACTAATGCTGCTGTTGGTGCAACTTCTATTAAAAATGCAATTGCTCCTAACGATACTATCGTTGTAATGAACCCAACTACTGGCGTTACATTAAAAGGTATTGTAGGTGCTGTAGCTGCAAATGGTGCTTTAACAAACGTTACTGCTTATCCATTTACAACTGCTAACTGGGATACTTTAGGTATTGCTGCTGCTGCAGGTGCTGCTGGATTAAAGATATTCGTTTACGGTTCTTTATTTGCTAAAGGAACTGGAAGTGGAAACTTTTCAGTACAGCCACAATTTACTCAATACTCTAATCAACCAATCATAATCAAAGATAGATTTGAAATTAATGGTTCTGATATGGCACAGATTGGATGGGTAGAAGTTGCTACAGAAGACGGAACATCAGGATACTTATGGTATTTAAAGTCTGAGTCTGAAACAAGATTACGTTTTGACGATTACTTAGAAATGGCAATGGTTGAAGGAGAATTAGCTGCTGCCGCTAGTGGTTTCACTGCTCAAGCTGCTAACGTACCTGGATTCTCAGCTACTATTAATGCTCATGGTACTGAAGGTCTTTTCCAAGCTATTACTAATAGAGGTAATATTATGAGTGGATTCCAAGGTGCTACAGGTATTTCTGATTTCGATCAAATACTTAAAAACCTTGACACACAAGGTGCTATTGAAGAAAACATGTTATTCTTAAATAGAGATACAGACTTAGAGTTTGATGACATGCTAAGCCAAATTTCTGCAGGACAATCTGGAGGAACTGCTTACGGTTTATTTGAAAATTCTGAGGATATGGCTTTAAATTTAGGTTTCTCTGGTTTCAGAAGAGGTTCTTATGACTTCTACAAAACAAGCTGGAAATACTTAAATGACGCTTCAACAAGAGGTGCGGTAGCTGTAAACAATATCGATGGTGTATTAATTCCTGCGGGAACTTCTACAGTTTATGACCAAATTTTAGGTACAAACATTAGAAGACCATTCTTACACGTAAGATATAGAGCTTCTCAAGGAGATGACAGAAGATACAAAAACTGGATCACTGGTACTGCTGGTGGTGCTTACACTTCTGAAATTGACTCGATGATCGTAAACTGGTTATCAGAGAGATGTTTAGTTACTCAAGCTGCTAATAACTTCGTGTTATTCCAAAGCTAGAATTACTTTAAAGTTTATCTCCGTCTTCGGGCGGAGATACTCTTTATTTTTTTTATTAATTATATTATATTATATCATGTCAAAGACAAAACAAATTTCAACCCCTGAATGGGAGATCAAGGATAGAACTTATTTTTTAACAAATCAAGTATCACCTTTAACATATACATTAGGAACAAGACATTCAAGACGTTATCCATTATTACATTTTGATGAAAAAAGTGGAGAACAAAGAGAATTAAGATATGCAACTAATATGAACTCACCGTTTGTTGATGAGCAAAAAGGAGAGGTTACATTAGGTCATGTTATTTTTGAAGAAGGAATGTTATTTGTACCTAAACAAAAACAAAACTTACAAAAATTATTATCATTATACCATCCAAGAAAAGGTCACGTTTATGCAGAGTTTAAACCTGAAGTAATAGCAACAGATGAAATAGATGAAATAAACTTTGAAATAGATGCTTTACTTGCTGCTAAGCAAATGGAGATTGATGAAGCTGAGTCTGTTTTAAGAGTTGAAAAAGGATCTGCCGTTAGTACAATGAGCTCTAAAGAAATAAAAAGAGATTTACTTTTAATGGCAAAGAAAAATCCTGCTGGATTCTTAGCTATTGCTAATGATGAAAATGTTGGATTAAGAAACGTAGGTATTAAAGCTGTAGAGCAAGGTATCGTTAAGTTATCTCAAGACCAAAGAACGTTCCATTGGGGATCTAATGATAGAAAATTAATGACTATACCTTTTGATGAACAACCATACTCAGCATTAGCTGCTTGGTTTAAAACTGATGAAGGCGTAGAAGTTTTTAAAACAATCAATAAAAAGTTACAATAATATGTAACTATAATTATAGTGAAGGGTCACTTTGGTGGCCCTAATCACTATTAACTAAAATATTAAAATGGCAATAAACGTAAATACTGTATATCAAACCGTTTTATTAATACTAAATAAAGAACAAAGGGGTTATATGACACCTGTTGAGTTTAATAAAATAGGTGGACAAGTTCAATTAGAAATATTTGAAAAATATGCTGAAGATATGAATCAGCAATTACGTGTGCCACAAATAGATTTAGATTATTCTGATAGACAAATAAATGTAGATGAAAAATTATCTATATTCAAAGAAATAGATACTGCTACATATACAACTAGTGGTCATCAAATACCTTTCCAATACTCTGGAAACTCTTCGACAACACAATCGTGGACGTCAATAACTAATCAACTTACATATCCTTTAATAGGAGACTCAATTAGTTTTGCTGCAAAAAATGCTATTAGTAATGTTTTTGTAGACGAAATACAGTATTCTCCAGATCAATACACTGTAAGTGGTGGTAATTTAATATTAAACGGTACAGCACCTCAAGCGGGTACTACAGTTGTAATAAATCTATATAGTAAACAGTTTTATAGACTTGGCACCGTTATATATAGTGCTGGAGGAACATTACCAATACAAGAGTTAGAGAGAGTTGGTTCTAGTGAACTCTATCATTTACTCAGTTCTAATCTAACTAAACCTACAACTAAATATCCTATATACACTTATAAAAATAATTATATAAATGTCTATCCTGAATCTATTGATTTTGGTATTTCAGTAAACTATTTAAGAAAACCTATACCACCAGTTTGGGGCATGGACACAAGTATAACAACTCAATATACTTTTCAAGCTAGTAGCTCTATGAATTTTGAATTACATAGTTCTGAACAAACTGAATTAATATTAAAAATATTATTATATGCTGGTGTAGTAATTAGAGATCCAGAAATAATACAGGTTGCAGCTTCTCAAGTTCAACAACAAGAAATAAATCAAAAAAGCTAGACTATGTCAATACCTAATGGAGGTTTAATAACCGAAACAAACAGACAATATTACGCTGGTGCACAGCAGTTTCAAGCGAAAGCTCAAACAGCTACTAATATACCTAGTGATTATGTTGGTCAAACTTTTACTAGTACTTTTGATACTAATCTAACTTTTAGTAGCTCTGATAATGCTTCTAATGGTTTTAACTTAAACAATTTTAAAATATTCACAAGTCCAGATGCTAACACTTGGACAGAGTTACTACCTTCATCTGCTATATCTACAACAACAGGCACAAGTAACACAGCATCAGCAATCACACAAAAAAACATAACTATTGCAGTAGCTAACACAAGCGTTCTAGTTGGTATGACAATACTTTCTGCTAGTGGAGCATTTATAGGTGTTATTGCTAGCATCGCGGCAGGTAATCAAACATTCACATGTGTAAACAATTTAGCTGTAGCTGTTTCTAACTTAGACGTGTTAACATTTAGATTAGTTCAACCGTATTCTGAGCTTAACAACGTAGTTACAATAAAAGCTTCGTTACCACCTAGCATATATGTTAAAATACAATTAAATGAAAATACTTTATGGGATAACAATGGTAGTTATTCTTATACTAGATTAGATGATGTTATCGATAATTTTTTAATTGCATATGTTGGTGCTGGTAAATTAATACCTAGCATTAAAAGAACTGATGTTATATTTCATGCTAAACGTGGTTTACAAGAATTTAGTTATGATACTTTAAAAAGTATAAGATCACAAGAATTAACTGTTCCTTTAAGTTTAACTATAACTATGCCTCAGGATTATGTTAACTACACTAGATTTTCATGGACAGATCAAATGGGTGTGCAACACACGATATATCCGGCTAATGAATTAACATTAAGACCTTATTCTACACCAACACAAGCTGGAGACGGTAGTATAGTACAAGACAGTAATGATAATAACACAGAGCTAACATCACAAACAACAGAGGCTTGGAACGCAAATAATCCAAGAAAATTAAGTGGTGCATTTTTAAATGATTATAATGTAGCTGATTTATATTGGCAAAACTATTACAATAACGCTTTAGGTCAAAGATATGGTTTAAACCCTGTTACTAGTCAAAGAAATGGTTGGTTTATAGTAGACGATAGAAAAGGACAGTTTGGTTTTTCTAGTGATTTAAAAGAAAAGCTAATTGTTATGGAATATATCTCTGATGGTAATGCGTATGATTTAGATGCTAGAATACCTAAAATGGCAGAAGAAGCTTTGTATGCACATATAATATATTCTATATTATCAACAAGTGTAGGTGTTCAGGAATACATAGTACAAAGATTTAAAAAAGAAAAAAGTGCTAAATTAAGAAATGCTAAAATAAGATTATCTAATATTAAGCTAAACGAAATAGTTCAAGTGTTTAGAAATCAATCTAAATGGATTAAATATTAATACATGGCTGAGATAAAAAATAGTTTTCTTAAGTCCAAAATGAACAAGGACTTAGATGACAGACTTATTCCTAACGGTGAGTATAGAGATGCAAGAAATATATCTGTAGGTAGATCTGAAGATGATGATATAGGTGCGTTAGAAAATATAAAAGGTAATACTTTAGTTCCAGGAACTAATATTGGGGCTTTACAAGTTATAGGTTATTTAACAAGTAATAATTCTGAAACTATTTATTTGTTTTTAACTAACAATTCTACTGCTTCACCTGGAACTAGCCATTACATATACAAATATTTTAATAATTCATATACTAAAATACTTGAAGGTGCGTTTTTAAATTTTAGTGCAGATAACTATATAACAGGAGTTAATCTTGTAGAAGATTTATTATTTTGGACAGATAACAGGAATCAACCTAGAAAAATAAACGTTACTAAACCTTTTGGTTATTACTTTAAAGAAAATCAAATATCTGTAGCAAAATACAACCCTTATGAACCTATAGAGTTATTAAAAACTATAACAGCAACTGGTACTTCAACAGGGGTTAATTTAGTTTTAACAGCTGCAAATACTTTAATAAAAAAAGGTATGAGCGTAATTGTTAAAAATAATTCTAACGTTCAAAAAGTTGATGCTGATAAATATATATACGTAACAAACGTTTCAGGAACTGCTGTAACTTTAAACGTTCAACCAACGGACGAAGCTGGTAATAATTATAATATTGTAAATACAGATACTATAACTTTCCTTGTTACAACTATGACAGGTAAAGATATCACATATGATTTTAACGATAGTAATGATTGGCCTGGTGATCCAGATTTTTTACAAGATTTATTTGTAAGGTTTAGTTATAGGTTTAAGTTTGATGATCAAGAGTATTCTGTAATGGCGCCATTCACTCAACCAACTTTTATACCTCAACAAAAAGGTTATTTTTTAGAGGGTGATGAAGATGCGGCTTATAGAAGTACTATATTAGACTTCATGCAAAATGGTGTACAAAACGTAGAATTAATTATTCCACTTCCAGACAGACAGTCTAAACTAGGTGACGGAACTCTTGATACATATAAAATAGTACAGCTAGATATATTATATAAAGAATCAGACGCTAGAGCTGTAAAAGTTTTAGACAGTATAAACGTAGATAATTTAAACTCAAGTTCAAACACATACTTGTATAACTATCAATCAAGAAAACCTTATAAAACTTTACCAGAAAGACAAACTGTAAGAGTTTATGATAGAGTACCTGTTAGAGCTTTGGCACAAGAGGTTTCGGGTAATAGAATTATGTATGGTAACTTCCAGAGCCAACATACTCCACCGGCAACAATAGATTACAACGTTGGCGCTAGCGCTAAAAACACAACTGTTTTTACTAATTGGGCTGAATATCCAAATCATACTTTAAAGAAAAATAGAAATTATCAAGTTGGCTTTATATTATCTGACAAGTTTGGTAGACAATCATCAGTTATATTATCATCTGTTGATGATAGTGCTCCAACAACATTAGGTGGCACTACATTTGGTGGTTCAACTTTTTATCACCCTTATACTTCGGCAACACAAAATTTAAAACAATGGTTTGGTGACGCTTTAAAAGTTGTTATAAATACTGAAATTACTTCTTCTGTAAATAGTGATGGCGAAGGTGCTCCAGGTTTATATGCTGATCAGATAGGAAACGGTTTTAATACAACAGCAAACAGCGTAGGGATAACTTCTCCTTTTATTTATACATTTACTCTAGGTTCAAATGCGGTTGACGTTCCGGTTTTAAATTCATATTTAAGAGGTGAGTTTACAGATTTTGTAAAAGTAACCAATGTAGATGATACAGCTGCTCCTATTTACACAATAACTACAGATGGGCAAGTAAATAATTTCTTATATTCTGACAATGCTTTAAATGCTCCAGACACTAAATATGCTTATACAATAACAAACACTTTAGGTTGGTATTCGTATAAAGTTGTTGTTAAACAACAAGAGCAAGATTACTATAACTGTTATTTACCAGGTTTTTTAAATGGTTACCCAAGTACAACAGGTGTAACTGATCCTCCAGTTTTTCCTACAACTGAAGACGATAAAACAGCTCACACAGTATTATTAAACGATAATATAAATAAAATACCTAGAGATTTAAATGAAACTTCTGATCAACAAAAACAGTTTAGAAGCTCTGTAAGATTATATGGTAGAGTAAATAACACCGCCACGGACAACGTACAATATTTTCCAGTTTCCACCGGAACTCAAACACTGCCATTAGCTATGACGGCAGACACTATATCTACAGCTTTTGATTTATCTATGTATAGCGATGATATTTCAACAACTAATGTTCCTTTTTATCAATTAGAAACAAATCCTTTTATAGCTAGATTAGCAACGTCCAATGCTGGTACTACTGTTGTAGGTTTACCTAACTCTTCAATGACAATACAACTTTCTGTTGCTGAAACAGAACCTGTTGAAAGTTTATTACAATTATTTTACGAAACAACAACAGTTGGTTTAATAGCTGATTTAAATGCTGATATAAACACTGGTTTTGATGGTGTGGCTGGATTGTCAGCATTAGGTTATTCGCATTTTGAAAACATGGCTGCTAACACAGATATATCAGCTGTATTTAAACCTCAAAACAATCAAGGTAGTGATTTTTTAAATACTCAGATAGAAAACGTTTCTATGACAGTTACAGATGGTAATGGTCTCACTAGAGCAACGGGAAATTTAACTGACGGTTTTACAGGCGATTTTAAACTGATAACATCTGGAACAGGATATAAGCTACAAACAGCAGTTGATACTTTTGTTTTTTCAAATGCTGGTTTTGATTCAAATAAAAACTCAAAAGAAACATATAATTTTAATTTTACTTGGACAACTGTACCGGCTTCAGGTGGTGATACTAGTTCAACACCTTTCACGGGAAACTTAACTAATAATGATCCTATTTTTACAGACTGGATTTCAGGACCAAGCTTACCGGCTGTAACGGTTAGCGTTGGTGATAACACTGGTGTTACTAGAGGAGCTGATAATGGTTCTGCTACAAATAATACAAGTCAAATAAAGTATAGTATAGTTTCTCAATCACCAGGTTCTTATTTTTCTATAGCTGATCCTTCTGTTGGCGTTGTTACAAAAAGTACAACAACACCACTAGGTGTTTATACTTTAAACTTAAAAGCTGAAGATGCTGTTGTGAGTGGTGTAGTACAAAATGGTTCGCTAAGCGTTACTAAACAACAAGTAATTACAGTTGGTGCGTTACAAATGAATACAAGTTCTAAATCAGGTTGCGAATCTAGTATTGTTCCTTCTCAAGGTATACCACCTATGTTTGGTGCTGTAGTACCACTTTCTGCAACTCAATCACAACCCCAAAGAGCAATATGGTATATAGCTAATGGAACTTTTACCAGTTCTAGTCCAGCTTCTGGTTATGCTTTAACTGATTTACCGGTTCAACCATCAACTAGCACAAGTGACTCTAACTTTTTATTTAGACTAGGAACACCAAATAATTCAGCTTTATCAGTTGGAACTGTTGTATTTTCTTGTAATATGCAGCAGAAATATTCTAGCGGATCATCTGCTCCTAGGTCTGGTTCAAAAGTTCAATGGAAAGTTTATCACAGAGATAATGCCTCTGATGCAACATGGAGTCAATTAGCTGATATAAATAATTCTAATATTATTGCTGATGCGGAATTAATAAACAACAGCTCTAATACTACTAAATACGCTTCAACAGCTTTTGCTTTTGACACAGTTGGTGAATACCTTATTGTTGCTGAAAATGCTTACCATACTTATGCTGGTACGTTTAATGATTCATTAATTTTATGGGTTAATTCTGATGATTTATACTATGGTTCGTGTGTAGTTGAAAACGGTTCTCAAGTCTCACCATACTCTACTAATCCAACAGCTTGGAATTATGAAATATCTAGTCATAAAACAGCATACGGTTGTTATGCTACTAGTACACCAAGATTTGCTCCAATGGCTTATGCAGAATATGTTGATATATTTTACTTAAACAATACATTATCTTCACCAGCCAATGGTTCGACATATAACTATCCTAACTTCTTCGGTTTTGATGCTGCTTTTGGTAAACCTTTTGATCAGGTAAAAGTTTCAGCAAAATTTGATGCGGGTGGTATTAAAATAAGTGGAGATGCAAATACGTGTAGTGATAAACTTGCTAGACCTTGTTCCTCTTCTTCATTACCTGTTTGTTCTAGACCTGTTCCAGGCGCAATAGGTTGGTTGTAATAATAACAAAAAATAAGTGATAATAAAATAATATGGCTGCTACTTTAGAATTAAAATATTTTAACTCATACTGGTTGAAGAAAATATCAAGTGTTGTAGATGCTAACCCACAGCCTATAAAACCATATGACACTATACCTGGAGGTAATGCTAATGCAACACCAGCTGTTGCGCCTTATGCTAATGACAATGCAACTGACTGGTTTATTGAAGAGTCTAGAATTAGAGGAGGTTATAATAACACATCGACAGATATAGGTGTGAAAGCTCACATAGTGGAAGATAACCCTAACAACCAAAATAGATTTAATGCCTTGATATATTCAGGCGTATTTAATTCTAGAACAGGAGTTAATCAAACAAATGAGTTTTCTGTTGGTGAAGACATAACTAGAGGTGTAGATCCAGCACATGGACAAATAATGAAACTTTATGCTGAAGATACTAATTTAATTATATTTCAAGAAGATAAAGTAAATAAAGCTTTAATAGATAAAGATGCTATATACACTGCTGAAGGCCAACCTTTGACAGCTTCTGGTAGAATGATTATAGGACAAATAGTACCTTATAAAGGTAAATACGGAATAGCTCAAGATCCTTTTAGCTTTGCTGTATATGGTTATAGAAAATACTTTACAGATAGAAGAAGAGGTTGCGTGTTAAGACTAACAACCGGTGGTGAAATTATAGAAATATCAGGTTATGGTATGCAAGACTTTTTTAGAGACAAGCTAACACAAAATGGTATAACTAATATAGTAGGTGGTTGGGACAATCATACTAAAAACTATATATTATCTATACAAACAGCTTCAGATTATGACACTGCTAGTTTTGATGAAACAGTACAGGGTTGGACTAGTTTCTTTGATTTTAAACCAAGCTTTATGTTTAGTTTAACTTCAACTTTCTTTTCTACTAATAGTGGCAAGCTTTACAGTCATTATGGAAGTAGTGCACATGGAAGATTCTACGATGCGCCTAACAATGTATTTGCTTCAACAGTTAAAGTTATATTAAACGGTTCTCCATCAACAGTCAAAGTGTTTAAAACAATTAATTATGAAGGTAATAATGATTGGACTGTATCAAATGTTGTAGCAAGTTCTGGAGATATAGCTCAAGTACCTATTGCTAAATACGGAAATGTTCCTACTAGTTTAACTGCTTTAGAAAACGAAATGTTTACTAACAAGTTTAAAAGAAAAGAAAATAAATACTTTGCTAATTTAATAAATACTTCACCCGTGACTCCTGGTGAAATACTTTTTGGTGCAAGTATGACAGGTGTAAAAGGATTTTTTACAACTTTTGAATTTAGCTTAGACAATAGTATAAACCAAAAAAGAGAATTATTTGCAGTATCTTCTGACACTGTAGAATCATCATATTAAAAGATTATGGAAGAAGTTTTAAATATATTATACGAATTTTTATTTGCCGCACCAGAAGGGGTAAACATAGGTATAGCACCTATGGTAGCTGGCGCTATTCTAAGCGGTGCTGGTAAAATTATAGGTGGAATATTTGGTTCAGGTAGAGCAAGAAGAGCTAGAAGAAGAGCTGAAGCTGAAAAAAGAAGATTAACAGGAGAGTTAAAAAGCTTGGAAAATGGTAGACAGAAAGTAATAAATCCATATTCAAACACTAAAGATTTAAGTTCACTAGCTAAAGATTTAAGTGGTAAGCTAAGTAATCCATATGCTAATTTAAGTGTAGCAACAGGCGCATCTAAAATGCAAGCTGAAGAAGCGGATATTGCTTTAGCAAATACTTTAGATACATTAAGATCGTCTGGAGCAAGTGCTGGTGGTGCTACTGCGTTGGCTCAAGCGGCATTGCAAAGCAAAAAAGGTGTTGCAGCTAATATAGAACAGCAAGAGGCTTCTAATGAAAAAATGAGAGCACAAGGTGAGCAATACTTACAGCAAGCTGAAATAGGTGAGCAAAGAAGATTACAACAAATACAAATAAGTGAAGGTCAAAGAACTCAACAAGCAGATGCAGCTGGTAGATCATTTAAATTTAATGCACAGGAAAGAAGAAAAGATGCTCAAATAAACTTCACAAGAGGTCAAATAAATCAACAAACACAAAGAGCACAACAAGCATATGACCAAGGTACACAAGCAATAACTGGAGCGATAACCGGTGGGTTTGGTGCTTTAGGTGATATAGCTAGTGCCGGTGGATTTTTTAAAGGTGGAGCAGAAGGTGCAAAAGCAGCAGGTTATAATTTGGCAGGTTCAAACAAATAAAATAGTATGGCAATAAAAGAAAAATTAATAGAAAACAAAAAGCTTAATGAGCAAATTAAATTTGCCATATCAGAGCTTCAATCTAGACTTTCATACGAGCTTGGTTATAGCGATAGCAAAGTAAAACCTATTGATTATGCTGAATTATATGATCCATTTGTAAAACACTACGCAGATATACAACTTGCTTTAACACAAGGTACAAGTGAAAACCCTGTAGAAGATAGAAAATATATTGATATAATAAGTGGTAGTGTACAGGTTATTAAAACGGGTTTAGAAAATATCATGAGTAATACAGAAGTTTGGCCTGAAATGGTACAAAAAGCTGGTGTTATGGGTGGTTTAGACATGATGGGAACACCTGTAAGCAGGTTTCTTTGTTTAAGCATACTAAACGGTGATTTAGAAGGAGAAGTGCAGATTAAAGCTATTGATAATAACTTAAATAAATTAGCTTGGGAAATATATGAAAAAGACGGAAGATTTGTAGAGAGAATTTATTTAAACAAATTAAATGAGTTATCTGAGAAACAGGACATGTTTGTAAGTATACCTAGTACATTAGAAGCAAATGAAAACTTTAAACTATCTAATCCTGATATATTTGAACAAGAGCAGGTTGGTAGCGATGAAAGCAACATATCATTAACAGGTGGTGTTACAGAAGTTTACAGAAAAAAGAAAGCTGATGGATCTCTAGATATTAAAACAAAAGATCTTGATGCTAACATGGTACAAGAATTTTATATCATAGATAAAGATTTAATAGGTGAAAGCTTACAGTTTAATCTTCAGATGGATAAAATTACAGCTGGTTTACTTGAAGAGTTTCAAAGCTTTGACCAAGTAATAGCATTTAACAACAATATTATAGCTGAAGTAACAGATCATTATTTACCAACAGCTAAAGCGCTTAGAGACAATCAACAAAAAAGATTTCAAGAAGATTATAAAAAATGGTTTTTAGAAACTCAAATAGGTGAAGAGTATCCTATGGGACCACCTAAATCTAAACAACAAGAAGAACAGCCTATGCAACAACCTCAAGTTGCGCAAGAAGAAATAGTTGAAGAGCAAGTAGTATCCTAAATTTAATCAATGGCAAACTGTAAAGAGTTACACGTAATAGGATCCCAAGCATACAAAGATTGTTTGGAGAAAAACAAAGAAAAAGACGAAGAAGTTGTAGAAGTTGTTGAAGATGAAGTTATTGAGGATACTGATCCTAATATTGAAAGAATAGCTTTAAATGAGCAGGTAATTTTATCTAATGAATCTAATGCTAAAGTTTTTGGAGAAGATGTTTTTACTCATGATTTAAGTTTAATTGATACTAAAAAGCTTTTTGATAAAATTGATACGCAAGAGTTTAAACCTGAAATAAATTTATTTGGATTTTTTAACAAACCATTTGACGAAACTGTAGGTTATAATTCATTAGAGAAAATGGATGAAAATGACATGAATTTACCTACATTTCCTCTTTCTTTAGATATGACGCCAAGGCAACAGGCTTTTGTAGATCGTGTCGCTTCACAAGATGTTAGAGATATTGTGTTAAGTAACATGGCCAATGATAAAATATCCAAATCTTTACTTGATTGTAGAGATGGTATTCAAAGATGTTTTGATAAAATATATGATAATATAGATAATCAAGGTTTAAGATATTTAAAAGGAGATCAAAAAAGAATAGCAGAATTAAATTTAGAATTACAAAAAGCAGTTAAAAGTGGAGATCAAGATCTTGTTAGAGAAGTAAAAAAAGATTTAATTAAAGTTAGAGGTAAGCAAAATAATAATAAATCTCAAATATTTGACCCTGAAGAAGGTGGAAAATTTAAATCTGTAAAGTATGTTGATGGTGAATTAGATCCAGGTGATCTTTCTGATACAGCTATAGAAATAGAAGAAAACGCACTTACTTTAATTCAAAAAAATCGTGTTGAAAACAATGGAGATGTAGGTGTTTTACAGACTCAACAAACTAAACTTTATTATGAGTTAATATCGTTGAGTGATATTATTGTAAAAAACTACGATAAAGTTTCTAAAGGAAAAGATAAAGGAGTTACTCAAGAAGCGGTAGAAAAATGGTCTAATTTTTTTAATGGTAAAAATAGTTTAGAAGCTATAAAAAAAATGTCTGAAACTGGTATATTACCAAAAGATTTAAGATTAGATTATTTTTCTGAAGGTAATGGAACTATACTAGGTGACGCTTTTAATGAAAAAATAAAAGAATTTTTAGTATCATCAAGAGCTTTACTATTAAATGAAAATCCTATAGATGAAGAAGAAAATGTTGTATTAGAAGGTTTTAATAGAAAATTTAAAGATTTTACTGGTTATAATATACTTAATCAAAACGATGATAAGGTTGTTTTTCAAACTTATAACAAGCTTTTAGGTGATGTTGGTGTGGGTTTTGTAGATCAAATAAAGCAAGATCAAAGATTATACACTAGTATTGCTGAATTAAGTTATAATACTACTTTAGATTTAGTTCCATTGATAACAGCAATGTATGGTCAAAATAAAATTAAAGGTTTTAAAAATATAGTTAATTCAGTTGGAAAAGTAGGTAATTATATAAATAAATCTTTTAATCCAAATAATTCTAAAACAATATCTACAGTAATAAACACCGTATTTGGTCTTGATGGAAAAGGTTCTTCAGGTATTAAAGAGATGATAAAATTAGGATCTGCTGATACTATATTAGAAACTCTTGTTGGTCAAGAGCCTATGCCTGCCGAATTTGGTTTTATATTAGGTTCTACTAACTCCTTAATGGAACAAAAAATGGTGCAAGGTAGTTTGCTTAGATTAGCAAATAAAATACCTGCTGTAAAATATATATATGGAAGTCAAAGTGGAAGAAAATTAGTAAATACACTAATTGGAGCAGGAGGTGGTACTGGTGCTATGACTTTTACTGAAGCTGCACAATATGCTTTAAAAGAAGGTATTTGGGGAGAAAGCGAATATAACTCATTTGCAGAGGTTTTTATGTCACCTAACGCAATGGGTGAAAATCCTACAGAACCTAAGCTAGGTAAATTACTTTCTTTATATGTTTCTTTTGCTGCTATTGGTTTAGGTCAATCTTCTACAGCTAAAGCTATATATGCTGATTTAAAAAAGATAGATCGTAATAGTGGTAATAAACAAAGAATAAAAACTATAAATGATTTATCTAAAGGTTCGGTTATTGAAGTAGATGGTAAAAAAGCTTTTAGTGACATACAGATAAAAGATTTAAATTCAGAAAAAAATATACAAAGTGCTACAGAAAAAGCTATAGGAAATATTAAAAAAGATAAAAATCTTACTGACGTAGAAAAAATTAAAAAAATACAAGAAATAACTGAAGCATCGGAATATTTAATGGTGTCTAGAGAATATGGTCTTGTTATGGATAGTTTTGCAAAAAGTGAAACATATAGTAGAACTATAGAAAAAGAAAGTGGAAAAGTAATACAGAAATTAACACAAGGGGGTAATGGTTTGTTTTCTTTAGAAGCAAAAGATATTGATTTTATTTCAGGTACGGATCCAATAATGCTTGCTAAAAGCTTAATGAAACAAAATCCAAATCTTTCACCTAGAAAAGCAAAGTATACTGCAATAGACATGCAACAAAAAGCATTGTTTATTTCTAATACTGCAACTAATTTTGTAGGTAATCAAAGAACTGGTGAAGGTGGAAAATTAAGAAATGAAATTATTAACGTTTTAAAAGAATCTCAAAAAATTGGAGAAGAAATAATAACTTTATCTAAACCTGAGAATAGAAAGAAAAATGGTATAGCAGGAGATCTTAAGATTGAAAAAGCTAAAGCCAAGCTTGAAGAGTTAAAAATAAAACTTCAAGAGCAAGAAAATAACGCTTCTGATTTAGCTGAAGCAAGAGCAATAGAAAAAGCTGCTTTTTTTGGAGATGCTAATGTTAAAGTAAATATACTTACTGGGAAAGATTATAAAGATAAAGGCTACGAACCTAGTGAAGGTGTTTTTATACAAAAAAGTGGAGAAATAGATATAAATATCAACAAAATAAGAGAAACTAAATCTCAAAATATTGTAGTGCATGAGGTTGGTCATAAAATAGTTTTAAATCAATTAAAAGATTTAAATGGAAATTTAACATCTTCTGGTGAAAGAATTCTTACACAATTTAAAGAACTAATACCACAACAGCAAAGAAAAATAGTTGAAAGCGCTTTGAAGAGAAATTATAAAAATGATTCTAAAAGTAAACAATTAGAAGAATTTTTTACAATATTTAGTGAAAAATTTGCTGATGGTGAAATTATTTTACCAGGTGAAACGAGAAAAATAGAAGGAATAAATAATGCTTCAGATTTACTTAATCTTGTTAGAAGAGTACAAGGTGAACTTGGTCTTATATATGATGGTAAAACAGATAAGTTTAGTGCTAACTTACTTGAAGCAATAGAACTTGGTGCTAAAAATGCTAAAGTAGAAGGAGCTCAGTATAAAAAAATAGAATTTGATCCTAAAACAAAATTATCTTTACAGATAAACCCATTGGTTACAACAGAAACGGTAGTTGATTTTCAAAAAAGAGATTATTTTAATATATCAGAAAATATTAGAAATGGATCATTTGATCTTTTAATGCCAGAAGGTTTAAATTCAAAACAAAGAGAAATAATAAGAGAAAGACTTAGTGAAAGATTAATTAATTACGATCCATCTAAATCTGCTTTAAACACTTGGCTTATAAACAATATTGAATTCTCTAGAAAAGATGCAAATAAAAGATTGTATGAAGAAAGTAAAGGGCCTGATTATTTAGAAGAAAACTATAAAGAAGCCGCTTCTGTTTTAGATGGTCAAAACACTTTTGAAATATCAGGTGAAGCTCCAGCTTTACAAAGATCTACAATTAAAAAAATATTAAATTTACAACCTACTGAAATAGACAATGTAAAACGTAGTATAGCTAAAATTGTATTTGGTAAAGAATCAGTTCAAGGTTTAGAAAATTTAACTAGAAAAGATATACAATCTATAAGACAAGAGTTTTTAAAATCTGAAACAGGTGATGGAACTAAAATTAGAAAAATAGTTTTAAATAAAATAAATGAACTTGGTAAAAATGGTCTGTCAACAACTAGTGGTGTAGAATTAGTTCATAGTGGTATTTCTTTATCAAGAATGTCAAACTCTTTAAAAGGTGGTGGTAAAGGTTATGATATATTTTTAGAGCCAGTGTTGAAAGAAAATGGAGAACAAGCTAGATATAGTGTAGAAGAAGCTAATAAATTAGGTATAGCACTAGATAAAAGTGGTTCAGGACCTTTGAAATATAAGAAAAGACCATTAAGTGATTTTATAAAAGATGGTGTGCCTACGCAAGAATACTTGAATTGGATACAAGGAAAAGATATAGCTTCAGGTGCAAGAGGTAGAAAAAATTCATTAGTAAATGAAATAACAGGTGAACTTGGTATGGAAGCAATGCTTTCAACAATGGTAGATCAAAAAATTGTTATACCACCTGTATTAGATGTTAATGGTAAAGTTATAGAACCTGCAAGAACAGAAGATTTATTTCCAAACGCTACACCTGAACAAAAAATAAAAATGGCAACAGATGCTATTGTAAATTTTGTAGGTGATAAGGTTTCTAGAGTTTATAAAAATACTCAAAACTTGTTATATTCTAAAAAAGATTTTACTAAGTTTAATGCAGATATACAAGGTATAACCGGTAAAGATGGTCTTATAGACATGACCAAGTTTGCTGAAATATTTAATAAACAAGGTAAAGATTTTCAAAAACTATTTAATGAATCACTACCTGGTAATGATTTTGTAGCTTATATAAATAGTTTAAATGTTAAAAAAATAGAGGAAATGTTGCCTCTGTTAGAAACAGAACTAAAAAAAGGTAGTCCAGAGTATTATGCTGAAGTTGCTAACGTTTTAAAAGAACAAACAAACTTTAAAAGATATTTAAACAAAATAGGTGTAGAATATACTCCAGAAAAAGATTTAGTTAAGCCTGAGTTTAATGCTGATGGAACAAAAAATTCTCAAAATATAGTTAGAACCAAAGGTTGGATGAAAAGCTTTATAAAACAATTTGGACCTTGGGGTGAATTAACAAAAACACAGCAAAACTATATACTTGGAACTGTTGGGTTTGGAAAAAACTTAAGAAAAGAATTAGGTTTAGTTAAAGGTGATAGAACTAGAGAGCAAATGTTAATTGACGCTTTTGGAAAAGACGTATTAACAGGTGAAAGAACAGTTGAACTACCTGATGTGTATCAGGTTGCTTATAATCAAACTACTAAAACTAAATTTGAAGAACTAATAAAGGATAAAGACAAGTATACGCCTAAAGAGTTAAGAGATAAAATGGTAAAGCTTTTAATACCTAAAGGAAAAGGTGTTGAGTATTTTGAAACAATGGTTGCTAACAATACTAAAGCTGTTAATTCAACTTTAGAAGGTTTTTTAAATATGTATGAAAAAAGCTCTAATAAAACTAGAACTTTTGAAGATATTACCAACATGTTAAAATTACAGACAAATCACAATTCTGGTATAAAAGGTTTGTTTCCTATAACTTCTATTCTTTTAGAAGCAAAAGGATCTGTTAATAAAAAAGGTGAAATAACTAATAAAAAATTACACTTTGAACATAATAAAGAATTATTTAATTTTAGTAAATCTTTTCTTGAAATACTAAAAAGCGATAGAACTTTAGAAGCTAAAAAAGAATTAATAGAAAAATTATCTAAAGATGCTACTCAATCTATAATAAGTGAGCAAATGAGGTTTGAAAAAGATGCTGATGGAAGAACTGTGTCTGGTTCTTTAGATGCAGATATGGCAACTTATGGATATAGAGAAGGTGCAGCTGGAAACGCAATAGATCTTTTAAATCCTTATGGTGGAACTGTAGCTCAAAAAATACAAAATAAATTAAAAACAAAAATTGTAAATAATTTAATAAAATTAGATACTAAAGGTAATAAAAATATAATTATGCCAAAACCTGAAAATGGTTTGATTTTTGAAAGAAATTCAAAAGGTGAAATTATAGGTTCTTATTCTAAAAAACAACATAACTTAAAACTAAGTAAGGGTTTAAATGATATATTGTTTAGAACAAAAGGTATAGATGCTAATTTAAAAGTAAGTAGAGTACAAGGTAAAAAAGAAGGTGCAAGTAAAGGACGCTTTATGAATATGTTTTACGGAGCTGAAGATTTTGGTGGTTTGACATATTCTATATTAGCTGGTAAAGGTAAAAGTGGTGAAGCAGATCAAGCGTTTTTTAAAGACAATTTAGTAACACCTTACAATAGAGGTGTTGCAAAAACAGAACAATATAAGATAACTTTAAAAAGAGACTATGCTAATACTTTAAAGCAATCTAAAATAAACGACATCGTTGGTAAATTACCTGGCAAAGGAGATGGTTTAACTAAAAAAATAGAAAACTCTAGTTTTACATATGATCAAGCTGTAAGATCTTATCTTTGGAATAAAAGTGGTTATGAAATACCCGGTATAAGTAAAGAGCAAAAAACACAACTAATTGAAACTATAACTAATAATCCAGAGTTACAAGCTTTTGCTGATTCGTTATTAAAAATTACTAAAAACAACAAATGGACAGAGCCTGGAGCACACTGGGACGTTAGAAATTTAAGTTATGATGTTTTAGTAAATCAGGTTGATAGAGCTCGTAAAGGTTATATAGGTGAGTTTACAAATAATGTTGATGCTATATTTTCTGAAGCTAATTTAAACAAACTAGAAGCAGCTTACGGGCCAGCATATAGATCTTCTTTAGAAAGTTCTATAAGAAGAATGAAAAGTGGAAGCAATAGACCTGGTGGAGGTACAGCTACTGAAAATGCTTTCATGAACTGGACAAATAATTCAATTGGTGCTATTATGTTTTTTAACAGAAGATCAGCAGTTTTACAAACATTATCGTCAGTTAACTTTATAAACTGGGGTGATAATAACCCTTTAAAAGCTGCTCAAGCGTTTGGTAACATAAAACAATGGACTACAGATTTTACTACAATATGGAATTCTGATAAGCTTAAAGCTAGAAGAGCTGGTTTAGGTAGTGATTTAAATTCAGCTGAAATAGCTAAAGCTATAAAAGGTAGTACAAATAAACCTGCTGCTGCTTTATCTTATTTATTAAAACTTGGTTTTACACCAACACAACTTGCTGATAGTTTTGCTATTGCATCAGGTGGCGCTTCTATGTATAGAAATAGAACAAACACTTATTTAAAAGAAGGATTTGAACTAAAAGAAGCTGAGAAAAAAGCTTGGGAAGATTTTTCAAGAATATCTGAAGAGACGCAACAGTCAGCAGATGCTTCTCTTATTTCACAACAACAATCAAGTACATTAGGTAGATTAGTTTTAGCATTTCAAAATACACCAATGCAGTATACTCGTATGATAAGTAAGTCTGCTAGAGATTTAGCTAACAACAGAGGTGATTTTAAAACTAACGTAAGTAAAATAGCTTACTATGGTGTTGTACAGAATATGGCATTTGCTTCATTACAAAACGCTTTGTTTTCAGAAATAAATGGATTTGACGGTGATGATTCTGATCAACCGTTAACAGAAGAACAACAAGCTAAAAGAAATAAAAAAATTACTAGAATAGTAAACAATATGTTTGACTCTGTAGCTAGAGGTTATGGTATATATGGCGCGATTGGCTCTAATGCTAAGAATACTGTAATGAAATACATGGAAGAAGAAGGTAAAGATGCTTTTCAAAAGGATCACGCAAAAACTTTACTTGAAATTATAAATTTATCTCCTCCTATAGGATCTAAATTAAGAAAAATATATAACTCTATACAAACTAAAGAATTTAATAAAGATATTATAGCTGAAAGAGGTTTTGATGTAACTTATGATGGTAAAGTAAACCTAAGCCCTGCTTATAGTGTAACTGGATCTTTAGTTGAAGGTGTAACTAACGTTCCACTTGAAAGAACTATAACAGAAATAAATAGTTTAGTTGAAGCGCTTGATGAGAAAAATTCTGCATTTCAAAGATTAGCTTTACTTATGGGTTGGAGAACTTGGGATGTAGGAGCTTCAAATGAAGAGATGGATGAATTAAGAGTTGATATTAAAGATAGAAAAAAAGAAGAAAAAAAGAAAGCTAAAGAAGAGGAAAAAGAAAAACTTAGAAAACAAGAAGAAGAAAGAAAATACTTAGGTAAAACAGAAGAGCAAATAAAAACTATAAAACAAAGAGACTCTTTAGTTGGAACTAATAAAAACTCTCAAATTGAATCTTTGTTAAAATTAGGTTTAACTAAAAAACAAATTAGAGAGTTAAAACTTGAAAAAGAAAGAGTTGATAAAATAATTGAATTAACAAACAAATAATTATGGCATTTAAAATGAAAAGCTCACCTTTTAATCAAGGTAAAAAATCGAGATTTGGTGGAACACCTGATTCTACAGATGAGCAAAAAAGAAGAGAAGAAGCTACAGATCAGTTATTTAATGAAGGCAAAATTACAGAAACAAATAATAAAGCTTATAGAAAAATAAATAAAAGAGTTAGAAAAAACAAAAGAAAAGAAATTAGATCAATTAAAAAATCATGAAATTATGGAAAATTGTCCTTATTGCGGTAGTTGCTTCTGTCATTAGTTGCGGAACCTACAACACCAAACCTAAAATACAAATTACGCATGTTTTAGCAGTCACAGAACAAGGTGATACGTTAAGATTACCTATTAATATGATTAAACCAAACGTTTACTACAACGTTATATCATATCCTAATAGATATTATGGTGGTTGGTATAATAATTATTATCGACCAAGCTACTATAACAATAGACCTATATATGCCCCTGGAAACGGATCAAGTAGATCATCAAATAATAATAATAATAACAATAATAATAACAATAGTAAGGGTAAAGCTGAATCTAAAGATATATCAAGACTGGATGTCAACAACTCTAAACTGAAAATAAAAAATTAAATGGCTCAAAAAATTTCAGAAAACACAGAAGTACAATTAGATTTAAAAACAATTGGGATGCTAGTTGCAGGTGCAGTTAGTTTAGCTGCTATGTACTTTACTTTGCAAAAAGATATTGATCTTGCAAAAGAACTACCTAAACCAGAGGTAAGTAGAACAGAATATGATCTTAAAGATGAGCTAGTAAGATCCACTATCATGGACATTGATGAAAAAGTTCAAGACAATAGTGAAAAGCTAGATAAGATAGATGATAAACTGTTCACAATTATAAACAATAAATAAAATGAAAAAGCTTTTAATTATATTTACTTTACTATGTGGTTACTTTTCAAACGCACAACTAAAAGTTTTACATATTAATTCTTCTTGGAACACAAGACATAATTTAGATTTGCAAGGGATACAAAATGCTCAAGTTCAATATACATTTTTAGAAGACTTAGCACCATCTTTAAAGCAACAAATTAAATCAGTTCCTACTATTTTAATAATAGGTGAAGATAATAAAACAAAAATGATTTGGAGTGGTGGAATCGCATTAAAATTAAAGATAACAAAAGATGATGTTCAGTCTGTAATTGATAAAATTATAGCCCGTGACTCTGCGATACCCGTAAGAAGAAGATCAACAAATTAAGACATTTGTAAAAGTGATTTTAAGGGTGTAAATAACAGGGAATCAAGTGATTATAATAATGTAACACATTAATTATTATCAATGAACTTAATTTTATCTTTCTTGTTATTTTTCAATATGTCTAATGATATTGAAACTGAACTCTTAAATGCTATTAATGATGGAAATTACAACAAAGTAAATACCATATTAGTAGTAAATCAAATTGCTGCATGGGAAAAAATAGATGGTAAGCCACTATTAATACATGCGGTTATAGCAGATCAACCTAATATTGTTTATTTGCTATGTATAAGAGGCGCTCAAATGTATACAAACTTTTGTGATGAAGGTTTTAATGCTTTTGATTGGGCAAAAAAAAGTGGTAGTATCTACGCTCACGCAGAGCTAATAGTTATTTCCAAACAGTAAGGAATAATAAAATGGGCACCATACCCAAACATTCCTGTAACAAGAAAGGGAGCTATGAAAATAGCCCCCTTTTTTTATATAATCAACTCCCACCAACCACTCATTTCCTCCGTTGGTGATCAATCCAACGAACGTTGATTATCCGTCACAACTAAGACAGCCTTCATCCATTGCTTGTTCAGCAATATCTCCACGTAACACTGACTCAGTTCTAGTGTAATATAAGGTTTTAATACCTTTCTTCCAAGCTTCAAAATGTACTTTATTAATCCACTTAGGTGTAGCAACACTAGGAAAAGCTAAGTTTAAACTTACGCTTTGATCTATATACTGTTGCCTTATACCTGCTTGATTAATTAATTCTAATTGATTAATCTCTTTAAATGTTTTAAATACATCTTTAACTGGTATATCATTATATGGTCCAGTCATTACGTCTTTCAACTCTTTTAAACCTTGTACTGATCCTCCGTCTTTTAAGATTTTAGACCAAGTAGTTTCATTATTGATTTTAAGCTTGCGAAGGAGCTTAACCAATGTGGGGTTTTTACGAATGAAAGTACCTTTAGCACTTTGCTCAGTAAATACATTAGCAGCCCAAGGCTCGATGCCAGGAGATACATTACCACTAAGCTTACTGTTACTAACGGTAGGAGCAATAGCCCTAAGGTGAGTATTGCGCATGCCAGTACCGACACACCACAAAGGTTCCCCAAACTCTTCAGCAAGGGCCATAGAGGCTCGTTCAGACTCAATTTTAATTTGTGAAAATATTTTTCTAGTTTCATATTGTGCTAATAATCCTTCAAATGGTAGGCCCTTTTCTTGTAAGTACGTGTGCCAACCTAAAACGCCTAATCCTAAAGCTCTACCTTTTTCAGCAGATCTTACAGAATTATGAAACCCAACTTTACCTTTGGATCTCTGTATAAACTCTTCTAATACACCATCTAAAAACCATATAGAATCATGTATTAAATTAGTTCCTTTCCATTCATCGTATCTAGCTAAGTTTAAACTAGATAAACAACAAACAAAACTATGTGACTCATCTGTATGTAATGTTATTTCACTACATATATTAGTCATATGTACTTTTAACCCGTGCTTTTTGTAAGCTGTTGGGTTATTCTTGTTTGTATTTCCCTTAAATAAGATATAAGGTTCTCCAGTTGCTTTACGCTTTTGTAATAGCTTTCCCCATTTCTTTCTAGCTTTAGTATCTCCGCTTTCAACTCTTCGCATGAACTTGTCGCCGACCACAGCACACTGGTGGAGGTTGAGCGATTGACGATTAACGTCTCCTTTAGGTTCTCTAATTTCAAGCCATTCTTCAAAGTCGGGATGTTCAATATTAAGGTTAACTGATGCAGCTCCTCGTCGGACAGACCCTTGATTAGTGGCCAATATTGTTGAATCGTATATTTTACAAAAAGGCACAACTCCGTCACTTGTTCCATTTCCTTTAATTTTTGCACTAGCGGGTCTGATTTGATTAATCCCGATTCCTACCCCACCGCCGTGCTTTGCGAGTAGCATCATCTCTAAATTTTTACTTCCAATATCATATATACTGTCAGCAACATCTATACCAAAACAACTGATTGGTAAACCTCTGTCTGTACCTGTATTAGATAACACAGGAGAGGCTAAACACAACCAACCATTCCATATATATTCAAAAAACTTTTCAGCCATCTCAGGACGTTCTAAACGTCTTGCAACTGTATTACAAACTCTATTGTAAGCATCTCTAGGTGTTTCACCTTTTAAAAGATAACCGCCACCTATTGTTTTTTTGTAAACATCTGTATCACCCCACGAAGGGTAATCCTCTCCTTTTTTCCAGTCTTTATTCCACATCTGTTTCAAATTTCTTTTCTTGTTCTTTAGGTTTTTGTATCTCTTGTAGTTTATCAACTAACTCTTTCCACGTGTCTTCACCAATATGTAATTGAAAAGATGTTAATGTACCTTTAGCCATTGAATCTACTTGTTGAAGCTTTTGTATTAAACCATTAACTACATTAGTTAACTGCTCAATTTTTTTCTTCATTAATATTAATTCGTTTTCTTTCATATCATTTAATTTTATTATTACCAAACATCTTCAAAATCTTCGCCTTCATTTGCTTTACTATAGTCAGTCGGCCTAATAGCGAAAAAATCAGTGTGAGTGTGACCCCCAGTAAGATGGTCGAACCAAGCCATTTTGTCAATTGACTTTTGGTCATATTCAAACTTAAATTTTCCTTCTGCTTTATAGCCCAGTTCTTTAATTTTATCACCTGTACGTTTTTTAATAAAATGTTTAAGGTCATATTCAGTTATACCTTCAATATCACCCATTTCAAATAACTTACTTATGTAAGTCATTTCTGCATTATGCATGGTTAACGCTGCATCATATATATGCTCTTTACATTCTTCTTTTAAACCAGGTATTTGAGAACACATATGTCTAAATAATTGACAACCCATTTTGCTATGTAATGATTCATCTCTTACAGACCATTTCATTTGTTGGCCAATACCTTTTAATAAGTTACGCATTTGAAAACTATATAACACAGCAAAAGCTGAATATAAACTAACACCTTCTGCAAACGCAGAAAACGTAGCTAATGATTTACCTATTCCTACAGGATCACTACCTTCATAAGCAACAAGATTATCAAATCTTTCAGCAGTTGCAGGCTCGTGTAAGAAAGCTTCATAGTCTTCAAGACCTAACGTTTCATTTAAATAACTGTATGCTACAGCGTGTATAGTTTCTTGACTTCCAAACATCATAGCCATTTGCTGTATTTCATGTTTAGGAAACCAACCAACAACTTTTTGTGTCCAGTAATCTGACACAGCACATTCTGTTTGAGCAAAACCTAGTAAGATATTACCTACTAAGTTTTTTTCTTTATCATCTAGCTTTTCGTTCCAGTCTTTTAAATCACCTGACATAGGTATTTCAGTGTGTAACCAAAATGCTTGTGCTTGTTTTAACCAACCTTCTGTATAATACTCAGGGTACTCAAAAGGTTTATACGGTATTCTTTCTGTAAATAGTGGTACATTCATATTATTCTTCATAGTATAAGGTTAAACATATATCAAATATTCCTAAATATAAAACGTGATCTACTTGAAAATCACCGTCTTCATAACTTCTCATTCCAAAGAGTAATCCTGGAAACATTCCAGCTGATAACTCCCATTGTTTTGATTTACCCATAGCATTTTATATTATATTTATTATGGATCTCTATTAGATCCTTCCATTTTAGATAACCTCTTTTATTAACTGTCCATTTAATATAAGTATCGATCTTACGTTCCTTATATTTAGTTCTAGCTATATGTTTAGAGGCTAGTTTGTTTTTTCTTTGCATTTGTTCTAAGGTTTTTCCTCATAGTCTCTATATGTGTAATTGTTTCATCACAGTCTTTTTGATTCTGAGGTTTAAATAACGCAATGCCAGGTGAATGAAGAGAGATCCATGCTTTAAATAATTTCCATCTAAGTGGAAACGATTCGTTAGCTCTACCTTTACATTCAATTACAAAATCTCTACCTACAAAATCTGGTTTGTATTTTATAGGTAAAATCTTTTTGCAACCTCTATCTTTATATTCACCTTTGCCATTAGCTTGTTTTTCAAAGCATACACCTTCTAAATCAAAACCGTTAAGCAGAGTATAGCTTGTGGGCTCATACTCAGCTACGATTCTAGCTTCTTTCAAAGCTTTATACATGTATACCTCTAATCCAGATGCAAATTTAATACCATCATACATGGTTTTCTTTGCTCTAACAGGACCGCGTTTTTTTCGATTATAAGATTTCTTCATTTTTTACGTCTATATTGTAAGAAGACTCAAAGCTATAATTATCATTTATTTTTTTAAGCATTGATTCTTCTATTTCATCTTGCAAGCAACGTTTAGCTGCTTCAATATACAATAACGCATCCATTAATTCTTCTTGTACGTCAATTAAGAAACGATTAAGATCTTTTTCTTGACCTTCAATCTCTTGCATCATTGTAGCGCCGTATTTTTTCTGGCCTATAAGGCTTCGTTCGTCCATCTTTTTTAAGACTTGTTGAACTATTTTATCTTGTGTTTTAATCTTCATCTTTTACAAATGTTCCGTTAATCATTTTACCTGTTCTTTTGTTTATAACTTCATAAGCTGTTTGTATACACTCTTCTATATAAACACCTCGTTGATGAGCTAAGTTTGTTAATACTACAACCATATCACCAATAGCATCTATAACTTCTGGTTGATCATCTTTTAATAAAGCTTTAGCTAATTCACCAGCTTCTTCCTGAAGCTTAACATATTGAGTCATTGTATTGCCTTTGTCATATAAACCTCTTGTTTCAGCCCATGTTCTTATTCTATTAAACATCATCTGACTTTTAGTGTAGTCAGGCACTTGCATACTGTTATTTTTTAAATCCCTAACAGCTTTAAAATATTCTGCAAAAGCTTTATTGTATATATACGATCTCTTATCATTATACATTGACATCTTTGCGTTGTCTATTATCCATTTGATTGTTTGCATATCTAATTCAAATGTGCCGTGAGATGTTTCCCAGGACATTCCTATGTTGTCCATTAGATGGCCTTTAAGTTTATTCAAAGGCATTGCAAAAGTTGAAGTTTGTTCCGTTACGTTTATTTTCATTTTCTTAAAAAGGTTTTTATATTTCTTTCTATCGACCTTATAGCCGTAAGACTTTTGAAGTTCTATCTCTTTGTCCGATATATAATCTACATCGTCCGACTGATCAAGAACTTCATATTCACTAGGCTTATAGCCCTGAATTAACGTAACACGAGTATTAAGATCACGTGTTACACCAATCTTTTTACCTGGTATGTGGTATAAATAATACATTATTTTGTTATTTTATCGTTATACAAATGTAAGTTATGTGCAAAATGGTAATATGTACCGATCTCATATCCTGTCCTCTCCGCAACTAATTGTTGTAGCTTTGAAAAACAATATTGATCATTACAAAAACCGTACCAGAGGTCATTAGATCGCATCACAACTGACATATTTAGTTTATTGTTTAATACTGTAAACTGAACCGCGTAAGTACAAGGTGTATCTTTAGCATAAGTGCTATGTTCTTTACCATCATATATACTTATTGCAGCGTGTCTAGTATTAGGATTATCTTTAAGCTTTGCAACTACATAGTCTAATTGATAGTTACGTTCCCATTGCCAACCATAGTTAGATCTTACCTCGTTATTACTGTCAACCATTCGTTGCCATATTTCAGGTACTTTACCGTATATATCTCCTAGCTTGTCTACATTAGGATTACCTGATAAGTACCATTGCCATTCAGCCTCTGCATATTCATCATTCCAGTTTCTGTGTTCAGCTAGTATATGATTCCACATAGGCTTTTCAATATAGAAACCTATATTAAATAAAGCCATAGTATTATCAAACTTAACTCCGTCCCACATTATTTTAGGAAAAAAATAATTAAAAGCATCGCTTGCTGTTTTAAATTTTGTTTTTATCATAATAAAATTTATATAGTTCAAATATCTTTTCGTTGATTTGTTTACCGTTGTATTTAAATGGTGATCGTTTTTTTGCTCCATTAACCTCTACATCAATCCACCAGTAGTAATTATCTTGATCACTACTTGCAGCCCATGGAGTTATTTTAATTCCATTGTTTATACACCATCTGTATGCCTCTGTGTTTTCAGTAGTCCATTCAGGCCCTAGTATGTTGACCTTTTTCTTACTCCAAGCATTCATTAATCCCAAGGCATTTGCTCATCATCAGCTATTGTTGCTAATACATGAGGTACAAAACAACCTGATCTTGGCTCCCATTTAAAATGAGCTTCAGCTCCGTTCTCACCTAAGTTTTGAAACTTAACTTTAAGTATTTTAGCTTTAACAGTTTTTTCTTCATAATTTCTGTGAACTAATATACCGTGATAACTAGCATCATACCATTCACCACCACCTTTAATGTTATACATTGTAGGCTCTTCAATATTACCATCTTTATCTCTGTACATTTTAGTTGGATGAGCTACTATAAACACTAACACATCAAACTTTTTTGCAAAAGATTCAATTTTAGTTAAATATTCCATAGTGTAACGGTTTACATCTTCAGTTTTACAGTCAACATCTCTGATTTTATTAAATGGATCAATAACAAGACACTTAATACCTTTACGTTTAACAAGCTCAGCACCTTTACGTAATACAGATTCAAGAGTATAACGTTCCATATCAATATGAAAAAAGTTGTCATTACAATGATCAGCAATTTTATTCCATTTGTCTGAATTTATATCTGCTTTTGTTGGCATATCTTGCCAAACTTTTCTCATCAATTTGTGAGCGTGTAAATATGTTGGTTGATTTTCAGGACTAGCAAAAGCTGTTTTCCATTGATACTTTTGGTTGTAACCTACAACCATCTGATCAACGAAGTCAGACTTTCCGCTAGATGGTATGCCAGTAACAGTGATAAACTGCCCAGTATAAGTACTAAAAATATCATCAAAATTAGGTATACCAATTTGATACCCAGGTTTGAAACCATTTCTAACAAAGTCTGTAATCTCATCTTCTATATCTTTAAAAGTTTTAACGTTCTCTAATGGCACAGGTCTTGCACCTTCAATACGTTTAACTAATTTATCCTTGCCATACTTAATTAAATAATCATTAGCATCTTTACAGTCTTCAAACGTTGTTAAGAAACAAACTTCAGCACCAAGACGTCTAATAAGTTCTTGTTGCAAAGCTATACCTGGTTCATCATTATCTACTGCTAGTATTACTTTTTCTTTATCTTCAAAGTAATCTATACAGTTATCTAAATAATCTAAGTTGTTAGAATTTAGAGTCGCACCGTTAGGAACTGATATTGCGTTTTTAATTCCGGCTTCATGTAATGCTAACACATCCATTTCGCCTTCAGTTATTACACATGTATCATAACCTACTGTACTATTTATATTATAAAATACTTTTTCAGCACCTTTATATAGTTTAAAGTTTTTTCTACCGTCTCTGTATTTAACATTAACTAGTTCATCACCTACTATATAATTAAACTGAATTGTATTCTCGGACTTGCCGGTCTGTGGCATATACTCAAGACCCTCTGTGACCATAAGATCGTCGAGGGTTTTTTGAGATATTCCACGTGACTCAAACCATTTAAAGACCTTAGACGTTATTTGTTTTGGGTCTACAACGTTTAACGCATCTGGACGTAGATATGTCTTCTCAGACGATCCTTTACGTTGATACGTATGTAATTGAAATGATGAATCACAATGATGACAAGTACCCAGACCACGTTCCCAATCATAACTAGCACATTTAAGCTTTTGATTTTTAGGTTGCCTTTCAGACGAACAAAGGGGACAAGTCCCCTGAGTTTTACCTACATCTAAATTATGTTGGTTGAACTGGTCGATTAAAAATCCATTAATCTCCGTACTGTTTACTTGCATTTATTGTTATTTAATTATTCTCCGTCTCTACAATCAGGGCATATGTCGCAGAACATATATTCGTCCTGCGTCATACCTTGCCCACACATCTCACATTCCATTAAAATGGAAGGTCGTCTTCTATTGCTGCCGGAGCTGCTACAGGCTGTGAAGCTTGTTGCTGCGGGTTATCAAACTTTTTAACTTCTCCGTTGGTCCATACTAATTTTACATTACCTAAATATGTTTTTGCCTGTTTCGCTTCGCGTTCTTCTTTGCTCTGCGATACAATGACTGGACCTTGATTACCGAACTGATCAAGCTCATCATTAAGAGTAATACTGATAGGTAAGTATTTACCTTTTTTACCAATAATGATTTTGTCTTTCGGTATTTCATTTAGATTAATGCTTGCTGCTAATATTAATGCCATTATACTGCTGTTTGAAATAAATTATTAAACATAGTTCTTAATTCTGTTGCTCCTATGTCTGAGCCATTAGCTTGTAACCTTCTACGAAAGTTATCAGCTTTTTTACTATATGCGTGTAATCCATCTTTTGAATTGTTATTTACATAAAATTCATTTGTTGGAAACGTCATTCCAGTAATTGCACATTGTTTTGATGTTACTTTTTTTCTTCTTGCCATAATAATGGGGTTTTAAAGGGTTTTACTAATAAAATATTGTTTCGGATCGAAACTGTCTGTCTTATAAAACAGATCGTAAGCCTCAACGGCTCTTTTAACCTTGTCCTGCCCTGATTCATAGAATTTAGGGGAACAGTCGTATATACCTATTTGATGAGTCTTTTTGTCTATAACAATAAACATAAACTCGTAACCAAATAGACTACTATAAATATAAGCTTGGCTGTCGTAGTTGTACTTAGATGCTGAATATCTAAACTTCTGAAGATCTGCTGTCGTCTTTAAATCGATGATCAGTTTTTCGTCATGGTTTACAATGTCAGCTTTACCTTTCCACATTTGACCTTCAAGCTCTATAATACCAGGTTGTTCATATTCAACATTACCTGTTATTAAGCTTTTACAAACGTCGTTACTCATGATTTTTTCTCTCATTAATTCTATTGAATCAACTTCATGTTGTAACAAGCATAACTCTCCTCCGGCTATGTCTTTGTAAGCTTTAGTATTTCTAGTAGACGATTTCACAACTTTATACTTATCAAGCTTGTTAGGCTCTAGTATTGCTGTGTGAAAATAACCACCGACTAAAAATGCAGCCGATGGTGGTGACTGTTGTCCAAGTGCTAAAGGGTTGTTTAACAAAGCTGATATATCTGAATTACTAAGGTATTGTTTACCAAAGTCTCCATAGTAATGTTCATCAATTCTCAGCTTATCTAACACCTCTTGTTTAGTCATACTATAATGTTATTTGTTTTTCAATTTCAGGAGTTACATTATATTTCTTTTTGATAGCTTCGAGCTTGCCACCTGCTTGTACAAAGCTTTTAGCTTTTTCTATAGCTGCTTTGTTCATTGTTAAGCCATTGGTTGCATCAGCGTCTTTGGTATCATCAATTAGGAATAAATTACCTAATGCGTATTTCTTCCCGTAACTTGAAGCAGTACCGAACTGTTGTGGTGTTTGCATACCTTTTTGATTAAGATCAACACCTACTAATGCTGTAGCATTTAAAGTGTTTTCTCCATCAGATATAGTAGCACAACTTTCAATAATAGGCACAGGGCTAGTCTCAACTAAGTTTTCATTAATTGTTACTGTTACTCCTAGTTCTAATAAATAGGGTTTTGTTGCTTCAAGAATGTCTTCGGCAGATCGGAAGTAATATTTGCCGAACGAATTAAATCTACTTTTCTTCGATTTAAATTTTGTCTGGATCGTCGCCAGTTTTTGGTTTAGGGTCATAGTTATATAATTACATATTTAAATTAAGTTTTACAAAGGTAATCTACAGATAGTCAAGCACTTGCGAGTGATCGACACTATTAATTAACTTATCTACAGCTTGCTTTTTTAGCTCTGAAACACGTACATAAGCACTGCTTCCTTCGATGTTTAAAATCTCTGCTATTTTGTTAGCTGAATGCTTTTCACAGTCTAATCCGTAGCTTAATCTTAGTACATCGTACTCACGGTCATCAAGATGTTTTCTTAACAGTCCAGTTAAATATACATTTAACAAACCTATATTATATGGCTCTGATTTATCTGCGATTTGATAGATCATAGATTCTTCATCGTCTTTAGGTTTTTCGTCAATTGATAAAAACATACTATTAAAAAACATAGCAACCATCTTATGGTCTTTACCATTATCTTTACGTATTTCATTCAGTTTATGTTCAGGTATTCTTATGTCGCCTCTATTTTTATCAATAGCACGTCTGATACCACCTTTAATACGTTTGGATAAAAAAGATTTTAATGTTTTTAGTTTATCATCTTCATCACCTGTTACTCTAGTCCAATCAATTCTACGTACAGCTTTAGTTAAGTTTAAATTACCTTCTTGTATTATATCATTTATGCTCATAACACCTGATGCTTGCTGTGTTGTTGCAAACTTACGGCCTATGTTTTCTACAAGAGGTAAGAACCTGTAACAAAGTTGTTTTTCATTTAGATCTTCAAGAGCTATTTCTTCATCTGGTTGACAAGCAATAACATCTTTCTTATATCTTACGTAATTAGGTACATTATATTTTTTCATTTTCCATATTTAAAAGTTCTTTTTCTTTTTTAAGTTCATTACCCATATTTCTATGTATTGTTCTAACAGAACAATTAAGTGATGACGCTAATTTAGTAATAGTTATTCTTTTGTTCATGTCATTAATATCTAACATGCATTGGTATATGTCATCTTGATGTATACGTTTAGTTTTACCTATAAGTTGACCTACAATAGTTAATTTTTCTGACAAGCTTAAACCGCTATTGTCATTAAATATAACTTTTCTTAGTTTGTTTTTAGGCGGTTCTTCAAGATCACACATGCTAACATCATATACCATTCGTTTTAATAACTCTGCAGGTATATCAAACGCAATAAATCCATATTTATAATTTGCTATAGTCTCTGCTAAGGCAGTAAACTTATTCATATCAAGTTTAGGATTTAAATACCACAATACTAACAAATGCCATTTTAAACTTTTGTATGTAGTTATTTTAGCTTTACTACGAAACAAATCATAGCATTCGTAAGTACCATTTTCATAAAACTTACCGTACTCAAATTCTAAGGTAGGTTTATCAGTGATAGGATTACGTCTGTATACAATCCGCCTCTTGTTTAGATAGTGTAAGTAACGCGGTATTGATACGTAATTGTGTGACATTAGCCTCTTACTCCTTTATTCTTAGACCTATTGTCACGTTTTGGCTTTTGAAAAGCTTTAACTTTTGTTTTTATTTTAAAAACATCAGTTGCCATTAAATGTTTTACATTAGTTACTGTGCTCATATAATTTAATTTTTACGTTAGTCCATTTACCTCCCTTCATTGTCTCATCGACCAGGAAGTCTATTCTATTTGTCCATCTTTTATTCATTCTATCTCTTATGACCCAAAGGCCATTCATTTTACCTGCATTGCTTATAACAACTACAGTATTCATTTTAAAACCTTTAGTTTCAAGATCTCGAGATACAGCTATTATTCTGTGTATCTCAGGGTTATCCATATTAATTTTAAAATTTGTAGCTGTTCTATCAGGCGTACTGTCTGTTTGCTTGATGGTAGCGTGATATATAGTTGCCGTTACTGTCAAGTCTGACTTCAATATCGTCGACATCAAAAGGGTACTTAGTATAAAGTATTTCATTTTTATTAATTATAGATTTTTTATCGTTAATATAATAATTCCAATATGCTTTTAATGAATTGTTTAAAACTTTATATTCATCTGGCATACACTGTGGAGGTTGAAAAAAATGATGATTTTGCATACCTTTAGGAGGATTTAACAATACATCTTCACATTTAGTTATACTTAAATGTTTTTTCTTATAACGTTTTGTATATTCCTCACCAAGCGCCATCATATAATCGTATAACCAGAAATAATGTTGCATATTTCTTCGTGCCCATTTTGTTGAGGGATGATTATAATGTGCTTTACGGTAAGGAATATAACCTGCGTCATACTCATACAACTCAGCATAATGATGATGAGCTGTACAGAGCATTTGGGCTGCTTCGAGTATCATCTTAACTTTATGTTTGTCATAATGATAAGCGGCAGCTTTATTAGGGTCAGGGTGTAAATAAAATATATTCATGTCTTATTCACTCTGTTATAATGTTGATCAAGTAGCATGTTGGCAACTTCCATGCTGATCATATTGTCGTTGTATAATTGCCATACTAACTTACTCATAGTTACGAATAGTTTTAAACAATGGATGTCTGTAGCTGCCATATTGAGTACGTTCAAAGTATGTAAACGTAGCTCGTTTGCCTATGTAGTCATGAATATTATTTAGTATATTAGCTAGATCTTTGTAGTTGTAACCTTTACCTGGAGGACAACCAAACTCTATACCATCATCATCTTGCATTAAGAACTTGCCAAGAGTACCTTCACGTTTACCTTTACCTTCTTCATAACCAACAATTGTAGCTTCGGTGTCACTAAAGTCTTTAAACTTTTGTAAGTTGTAAGATCGTTTTTGCTGATAAGGTTTATCTAGACGTAGAATAGAGCCTTCGTAACCATTGTTTAAGTTATATTGATGTCTTAACTGTGCAGACTCTTTAGAATTAACTAGACTAGTTTCTACGTATTTAATAGATGCATTGTAAAAATCAGCACAAGCTAGTTGATCAGACCTGTAACCGTAAGGCTTATCCATTACTGTTTCTATATAGTCATAGCAATGAAACTGTATAAGATGTTGAGCGTTAAGTCTGTCTTCAGGTGTTGGTTTTTGTTTTCTAACTAGAGATACAATCTTTTCAAAGTCATTTCTAAGTTTGTGGTTGTATAATTCACCGTCGAGTACAACATCTACATTAGCATAATCAAAGAAAAACTTTCTTAGTGATAATTTAATGTGTTCAAGATTGTGAAATTCTTTACCTGTACGTGAGAAACATCTAATGTTTTCTTTGTCGTCAACATATATAACACAACGTATGCCGTCAAGCTTAGGTTGAATGTATACTTTCTCGGACCAGTCGACAGGTTTTTTGTCTACTTTGTATGCGAGCATTGGTTTAATCATAATTTATCTATTTTATTTTGAATTTTAGTTATTTTATTTTGTATTATTGCAGCTTTTCTGTATTCTTCATCGTCTACATATTTATTTTGTATAAGACAAAGTCTACCTAATTCGTCTTGCAATATTTCTCTGTCAGTTAATGACTCTGGTGTAATCTCTTCATCTACATATTTAATACCATATGTAGCAGTGTCAGGGTCAATAAACTCTTTATATAGATCGAATTTAATTCTATCTAGTAGCTTTTCGTATTCTTTTTCTGTCATTAATAAGGTAATTTTTTAGGGTTAGCTAAGAAGTATCTTATATCAGATAGTTGTTCTTCAAGTGTTTCGATACGTACTAACATTTGTTTTAACGTGTATTTTTCACCGTCCATATGTGACTTAACGCCACCTGTAAGGTTTCCTATGTCCACGATTATATCTTCTTTAAACATATTATTATTATCCATCATATTTCGTATTTAGTTTGTAATTTTCTTCTGCATGGTTATCTACTAAAAACTTTTCAGTCCAGTTAGTATAACCCATATTGTTTTGCTTATATTTTTTTATAAGTTTATCAGGTGTACCAACAAATTCACATACGTTATTATACTGATTGTAAGCACTTAGCCATACATCAGACTTACCTGTCCATATAATCCACGTGTATTCATGGTCACACGAGTCAACATTAGGATATAAGTATTGACTGTTATAATGAAAGTCATGTACTAAATGTGATGCTATTCTTGATCCATCACCAAAGTTGTTAAAACCTCTGTATTCTTGCATATGGTTAATCCAGTTTGCAAGCTCTATACCTCTCCACTCAGGATAACCGTCGTGGTGCAGATACATGTGAACATAAGATTTATCACTAACCAATTGAGGTTTAAGCGCAAATCCCGCTTCATGATCTTCTGCGTGTGATCTGTCGATCACTAGTGTCATATTTCTTGTACTCATTATACTAATTCTTCACCTATGCTGATTATTTCAGCGATTATTAATACTGCTACGCCTAATGACAATGATGACAATAGGATGCTAAAGCCCATGACTCTAATCACTGACTTTGTTAAACTCACTTTAAAGTGTGGAGTTAATTTACTTTTTAATTTTTTCATAATTATTATTTTAGTCTAGTAAAACCATGTAAGCTTTACTGTTATGTGTTCTAAACCAGCTTAAACCGTTTTGCCAGTTTTTAATTGTTTTATCACTTAGTGTTGTAGATGGCAACATTGCACATCCCATCACAAAGTCATACATACTTAATTCTAAGTTGTTTAGTTCGTATGTCTCGCCTGAAAAAGGATTTGTTACTGTGTCGCCTTTCTCGTATACTGTACCGTCGAACCATTTAGGTAATTGTGTTTTGTTTTTCATAATCTAAGTAATCTATTCTTTCGTGATCTTTTTCTATTAATGATGCTATATAATCCCACACTTCACGTTGTTGTTTTGTGTGTCTCAATACACCTTCTAGTTGGTCTATTGTTATAAAAGGTGTGTTATCATCTTTTATTTCTTGCTTTAGCCTGCTAATGTCAGTGTCTAGACTGTATACATTAGCAAAAGCTTTGTCATGTGCTAAGTTTTGTATTCTTCTATTCATCTATTTATTAATTATAGAACTGCCATACATTATGTCTTGAGCAGATAAGTTGTAAGTTTTTATATCACAGTATACTGATATGTCAGATATTTGACTGATTGTTAAATCATACCATGATGTTTCAGACATAAGTGCATACTTAAGTCTTTTAGCACTAGAGTATTTTCTAGCATTTGTTTGCAGTGACGACTTAAAACCTGGTTTTAGTCTGTCATAAATTGTTTTTAATCTCATATTTATATTATCCGTGTTAATTCGTATTTAGTCTGTAACATATCTTTCTTTGTTACTATCGATTATTTCACCGATCTCATCTTGCATAGATATTATATCCATAGCAAGTAGTTGTATTTCTGCTAAGCCATTAACTTCATAAGTACTTAGATCATTGACTTCGTTTTCTTGTATAGCGTACACGCAGTCTTGCAACGCTTTTGCAGTATTCTCAAACCTGCAATAACTCATATTTGGCATATTTAATTATTTAATATTAGTTGCGGGAGAAGGAATCGAACCTCCGACCTTTGGGTTATGAGCCCAACGAGCTACCTCTGCTCTATCCCGCATTTAGTGGAAGTGGGCGGAATCGAACCGCCGTTTGAGATTGCTACCGTTAATTTGTCGGTTCTAAAATCTCACTTACCTTATCACTCCCATTTCGAGGCACCAGTTGTGGACAGGTAGTTAACTAGTATTGTCATTTATCCACACTTTCTGTTTCGTACTGGTACAGTAGAACGCCATTTTTACTTGCCATTACACTATTGTACCGATCTACCTAACGTGACCTGTATGCCGCCGCCTCGATTGCTAGCTATTCAGTTATGTGATAACATCTTGCGTATAAGATCGCTATCGCTAATTAACCTACTCGTCTAGCTTCTTTTATTTTCTACGCCAAGCTTTGTGTACTTGATCACTTAGTTCTTGACTTACTACTTGTATTTCTAGAACTTGTTTGTTAGCAATAATAGGTATATAGCTATATTGCTGAGTTGAACTACAGTTTACACAATTTGAATAACCTAATGCTATTCTGCCTGCCGGTATTTTATTATTACATTTGCATCTCATATTATTATTATCCGTTTACAATCGTATTTAGTTTGTAATTAAATCTTCTATAATATTCTACTTCAAATCTTTCCGCTTCATACTTAGTTATTTTAATTAGTTTAATGTGCTTATGTCTTAGTTTTCTAGTCTTCATCTAATTCTGAATGTAATTTTTCTATTGTAGCACACATAATCATGTGCATTAATTGGTTGTACTCGTCACCTTCTAGTTTGTTATGATCTAGTTCTGAACCATCAATAGCCCACTGAACAGAGTCATATAACGTTTCTTTGATGTAAGAGACTTGAGCGTCTGCTATTTCATCTATAATTTTCATTTTACTCATGCTTTATTTATTATTTTTAATTGTTTTAAGTCATATTTCTGTGTGTTTTCACGCCACATTTTGTGCATTGTGTACTTACTTGATTGAGTATACGATGTTTTACCTTTAGTTTTAACATTTTTCCACTCACGATCAGTCAAACCACTACACGAACCATGCGCTTTATTAAGCTCATAGTGCTGAAACGCACGCTTACGTCTGCTATTTTTAGAGTATTCTAGCAACTCACGCATGTTTTTACACATATATTCTATCATTTATGCGATAAAACGTAGTATAATCTGTGTACTCTGTGTTTTGATGTAGTCGAGTAAGGACTTGGTAACCATTGTCAGTTTCTAAAACTGCATTACCTGTTTCTTGATTGAATTTAATTGATTTCATATATAATTATTATCTTACTTTATTCGTATTTGGTTTGTATTATAATTTACCATAAAAGTAGTTTTTTAAGTAAAAATCTAGCATAAATTTCATTCTAGCCATAGTATTCCAGATTTTAGTTCTAGTAAAACTTCTGTATTTATATGTTTTAAGTATACCTTCATCAGTTAAAAACATTTGTCTGCGCTCTGACTTATAAACTGGATTTAGTTGATAGTTAGATGAGCAAGAGTTTACATTTCTTACATAACCTGATTTATACACTGCTAATCTTAGTTTTATTTTAGAAGCAAATTTCTCGCCTTTTAAATAAAAATACCTTGATGGTACAGGAAATTCAAACTCTCGTGTACTATTTTTAGCTTGACGCTGTGTTGTGACTTCTTTGATATTATACTCGACTAGTAGTCGTCTAGCGAACGCATTTTCTAATGCTTCTTGCTCGAGTTTCCATGCTTTATATGCCATAATTAGTATTAAAGTTAATTGATTTTGCTACGTTTTGACGCCATTCCCACTCTTTCTTGCGATATTCATAGCTATTACACCATTTTTTTACAGCAGTAACTTGTGGTATTTCACCGTATTTTGCTTCATAGTCAAGACATTGTTGTAACTTTGCTTGTATTTCTGAAGCGGGATAGTCTATATATTGTTTATTCATATTATTTATTTTCTAAGTAGTTTTCATATAAGCTTTTAATATACACTTTGTCATTAAGTTCTTCAGTAGTTAACTCGTGAAGTTGCAAGAATTTATTAAATATTATATCATTCATATTATTATTATCCATTAGTTATCGTATTTAGTTTGTAATATAAATACAGTGTTAGTAGTAAATTTAATACTGTTATACTTATGTTTATATAGTCATTATAAGAATGATCAAACACTAAATGATTTTGTAAGTCAGTTTGAATAGTGTGTAATTCTAGTGCGTCATTTAATTCTGCACCTGTAAATACTTTTATTTCTTCCATATTATATTATATTAAATTTGTGAGTTTCTATTATACCAAGAACATCTGCTCTTGTTAGTTCATCTTTCATTTGTAGCAATATTGCCCAAGTGAGATCTATGTTTTTAGCATAGTGTGTATTTAAATTGTATATCATAGTTGACATGAGTGGAATCGAACCACTGCTAACCATTATGTCATTTGATAGACTCAACTTTGTTTTGAGTGGAGAGAATCGTCGACGCCCACTTATGCTACTACTGTAAGAAATGAGTTATATTATACTAACTCTTTATCTCTTAGTACTACTGGAATATTATTAGTAGCAGTGTATGATTTGTACTTTATGAAGCAAGCCATTTTTTCTAGATTACTTTTCATAATGTTGAAAGCTTTGTCGTGATTGTACACATACTTTTTACCTTTTTTGTTAGTGAATTCGATAGTTACATTTTTACCTACTAGTGACTGTCTGATGACAAATCTTTTTGAAATTAAATTACTCATATTATTATATTTATTTATTATTAGTTACATTATTATTATCCACATCATGTCGTATTTAGTTTGTAATGTGAGTGTGGAATTGTTTAGTTCACATTAGTGTGTAAGAGGTATGGCACGCGAGTGCTAATTAACTTACATTATATTTAATTAATTACTATTATCTTACTCTGTCATACTTTGAAATTGGTATGAGTGCAATGAGTTCTCTCATGCGAGACTTTGACTCATCAGTTGGATTAAATGTAGAGTGAAATTCATCTAGCATTTGTAATTCTTTGTATATTTCTTTTAAATTCATATTGTATATTGTTTTTTACTTACATTTATATTATCCACATGTAGTCGTATTTCTGTTGTAAAAGTAAAAGATAAAACTTTTTACATAAATATGTGAAAAAAGTGGCCCGTGGGGCTAAAATAAGTCAATTTCTGTAATGTGTTGGGTATCAGAGAGTTAGGAGCAACGCTTTACTTCCCTATAATTAACAGCTTTTCAGAATGAAAACTGTGACATAAGGCTATTAAGGTATAAGAGTAACAGGCTATTGTCACACTATTAATATATACATCTATATATAAGAGTAAAATCGGTGCAAAACGTGTAATATTACCTACCATAGCGCGCTTCATAAAAAGTCCGTAAAAGAATAATGCAAATAAAAAAAGAAAAATGGCAATAATCTATTCATACCCCACTCTAGTACCACAATTAGGCGACAAAGTGCTTGGATCAAACATCGTAGATTCAGCAGGACAGCCAGTTATTGGTAATCCCACGGTACAATACACTCTAAACGACATAAAACTACTAGTTGATCAAAACTATGTACAGCAAATAGAATCATCTTCGGCTGTTGCTTCACAGGCATCTGTGGTAAACCAGCCTTATAGCATACAATTTGGTGCTGAAACCGGTACAGCTGTTGATAATGTACAATTATTAAAAACAAATGGAAGTGATGTTGCTGCTAGTAAAATAAAATTCAACACAGCAGGTACATATCAAATAACATTAACATATTCTGTTGGTGTTAACCAAGGAGCTAACACACCTTACTTAATATTTAGAACATTAAAAGACGGTACAACACAAGAAGGTCCAACTGTTGTTGTAAATGAGGCTTTTCCTACAATAAACACACCTATCCCACTTATTATTCCAGTTACAATACATGTAACAGAGCCTTGTTATTACAATTTTCAAATGATGCGTAGTAATGCTGGAGCAAATGATGGTGGTTTAGTTAAAAACGGTACACCAATAAATGTTTCAGGTGTTACAGAGCCTAGCATAGCAACAATAAAAATATCTAAACTAATATAACATGGCAATAATATATTCATATCCCGTAGTAGATCCTACACTTAATGACCTAGTGTTGGGTACAGATGTAGATGCACAGGGAAAACCAACGAAAAACTTTACTATACAAAGTATTGTAAGTTTAATTCAAGGTAGTGCAACAGGTTTAGAGGCTGTTTTAGCCGATAGTCCAGACGGTGGAGGTTTAAACATACTAAACATAGGAAATATAACAGGTTCTGGAGTTTCTACTTCAGTTTCTTTTACAGACAGTACTATGACTATATCTAACGGAACTGGTACTGGTTTTGTTAGTATAAGTTCTACAGATTTTGTTGGTGATTTAACAGGTGTTGTAAAAAACAGCTCAAGCATACAAGGAGATGTAACAGGTGTAACACAGCCAGTTGGTACTAGTAATACAAAACTAGCAACAACAGCGTTTGTTATGAATAAAGTTGATCCTTCTGTATTACAATACTTAGGTGATGCAACGGGTCCTTTTGATTTAAACCTTGTAGATGATGATTTTAAAATATCAGGTACAGCTAATCAAATAGAAACAACAGCAACAACGGTAGGAGGTAATGTAGGTACTATAAACTTAAAATTTCCTACAACAGGTGTAACTCTACCAGATGGTTCAACTGCTACAACACAAGCTGCAGCAGATAATTCTACAGATGTAGCTACGACAGCTTTTGTACAACAAGAAAATAGTGCTCAGGATTTAGATTTTATAGGGGATACTGGTACATCGTCAGTTCTTTTAAATAGCCAAACACTAGATTTTGAAGGAACAACTAATGAGATTACAACAGCGGTAACAGCTCAAAAGGTTAAGTTTAGCTTACCAAGTAGTGTTACTATCGGTGGTACTTTTACGGGTACTACATTTGCTGGTGATTTACTAGGTACTGTAAATACAGCTACAACAGGTACAACACAAAGTGCAGGTGATGATTCAACTAAAATAGCTACAACAGCTTACGTAGATGCTGCTGCTGGGGCTAAAATATTACAATACCAAGGAGATACAGGTGGACCATTTGATTTAAATTTAAAAGATGATGATCTTGATATAGCTGGTGGAAGCAATATTTCTACAACAGCTGCTACTGTAGCCGCAAACTTAGGTGTTATAACTATAGACTTAAATGATAGTGTAACTATATCTGGTACAAGTAAAGCAGATACATTTACAACCACACTTGGAGTTGCAACATGGGTTACAACAGTATTAGATGGATTTACAGCTATTACATCAGATTTATTTACAGGGGATTTAACGGGTAATGCAAGTTCAGCAACAGCTTTAGCTTCAGGAGGTGCATTAAGTTTTGGAGGAGAGGTTACATTAAGTAGTTCAACACCTAGCCCAGCAACTTATACTAGTGGTGGTAATGTAAGTTTAAACCTTGGTTTAAATAATGATGCTGTTACAGCTAAAGTATTAAACGGTTTAGTTATTCCAGCTACAGGATCTAGCGTTGTACCTAGTGATTCTATACTTTCTGGTATTGGTAAACTACAAGCTCAAGTTAATACTGGAGCTACAGGTCTTAGATTTATGGGATCTTGGAATGCAAGTATGGACACAGGAGGTACTGATAATACGCCTGATGGAACACCAGCTCTTACTTCTGGTGGTGGTTTAGCAACATCAGGTACAAACTCAAGCGTTACCGCTGGTAAATTAATAGATTCTTCAGCTACGTTCTCGTCAACAGTTACAGCTAATGATAGAGTATACAATGAAGCAGGTGCTTTTACAACAATAACATCTATTGACTCTAATACTCAACTTACTTTAGTTGATGATATATTTTTAACAACTGGCCAAGCATATACAATAGATAATGATCCTGCATTAAGTCAAGGAGAATATTATGTTGTTAGTGCTATTGGTTCTAGTACATCAAGAAACGCAACATTAAATGGAACTCAAGACTGGGCTGTGGGTGATTGGGTTATAGCAGGTGCAGGTAACACGTGGGAGAAATTAGATCAAACAGGTGTTGATGGTACTGGTAGTGCTAATAGATTAGCTAAATTTTCTAGTACAAGCGTAATAGCTGATTCAATAATACTAGAAGAAACAGGTGGTATAAAATTAGATTCGGGTAAAACAATAACAACACAAGGTTCTGGTGGTAATTTAATTATTGCTGGAGCTTCGAGTGTATCAGGTTTAACAACTGCGGGTGCAGCGTTATCTTTAACAGGTGGTGTTAATCTTCCAACTGGTGCATACGGTGCGGCTAATCAAGTATTAGGTAATGCTAACGCTGCTGGTGGTGCTGGTAATGATTTAGTTTGGATAACACCTACAACAGGTACAGTCGAAAGCGTAACAGCTGGAGACGGTATTGTTTTAACAGGTGATGCGGTTGATCCAGTTGTTAATGTAGATTATGCAGGAACCGACAATATAGTGTTAAGTGCTGGAGCAGCGGTAACACCTGTAGGTGCAGATACTATAATTATAAATGATGCTACTACTGGAAATGTTGTTCAAGCTTTAGTATCTAACTTACCATTTGATGCGTATAACAAGTGGGTGTTAACAGGTGATACTGGAACTCAAAACGTAGAATCAGGCAATACAGTTGATATTGCAGGTGGAACATATATAACAACAGCTGCCGCTGCAACTGATACTTTAACTATAAATCACGATACTACAAGTAGAACAGATACAGCTTCAACTGATGCACCTTCTTTTGGTGGAACTTTTGATGCGGTAACTAGTGTAACAAGTAATACAACAGGGCATGTAACGGCTATAGATATTTCTACAGTTACTTTACCTTCTCCAGTTAATTTTACAGCTGGATCCGCCCCTGGCGCTACAGCTGCTGTTGGTACTGCAGGTTATGTTCCTGCTCCTGCGGCTGGAACTGGAAGCACGGCTTATTTCTTAAATGCAACCGGCACAATGACTATTCCACCTAATGATGACGGTGTAACTGCGGTAACAGCAACCGCTCCAATATCTTCAACTGGTGGTGATACTCCAGTTATAAGTCACGATACTTCTGGTGTAACTGCTGCTACTTATAAAATGGCAGATATAACTGTTGATGATAAAGGTCATGTAACTGCAGCCGCAGACGGTCATAGTGGTGGTGGTGGTGGTACTAAAAAAGGTGGTATATTTACTAAACTATATACAACTGGCACTGTAGCGGCTGGAGCAGCTACCGCATTTAGCATATCAAGAGCTACTACAGGATCTATGGTATTTGATGTAATGTTTACTGGTGGAACAAGAGCTTCTTCTTCTGTAACAAAGAAATTTACTGTAGTAAAACAATTTGGAAACTCTAACGGTGTTATATCTAGTTTTAAAATATTAGATACTGGTCCTGGAATTGGTAACACAGGTACAGATGATTTTACAGTTGTTTTTGAGAAAAAAGGCACAGATGGTTTAGGATTAAATTGTACAATTGCCGCTGTGGCAAAAGATAGTCAAAAAATAGGTATTACAATTAACTTAGGATTTGGAGAAAACGATGCAACTGTTGTAATGAACGCATAACAATAAAATATGGCTAATTTATCTAATATAAATAATAAGTTCCTAGTAACAACTGCAGGAAACGTAGGAATCGGGACGACTAGTCCTGGATATAAACTTAACGTTATAAATGATAATACTGCTACTTGGACCGCAAGATTTACAAATAATACTAATAATGTTTATTTATCAGTTAATGATGCTAATAATTATGGTATTTATGTATCAGGAGAAACAAAAAATTATTTTAGTGGCAACATCGGGATCGGAACGACTTCGCCTCAAGATAAATTAAATTTACATACTTCATCCGCTAGTGGTAATATTGGAATGAAGATTACAAGAGGTACAGAAACCCACGGATTAAGATTAGGTGTTAATAGTTCTCATGCTTTTTTGTGGACTACTGAAGCTCAAAATTTAGTTTTTGCTACATCTGGCATACAAAGAATTTCTATACTATCTGGCGGTAATGTCGGAATCGGAGTAACAGGTCCTACTTATAAGCTTCAAGTTGCTGGAACAACATTGATTTCAGGTGGCCTTAAAGTTATAGGGCCAGGTTCATATAATACTTTTCAATCAGGAAATGATTATACTTTAGGATTGAACGATTATAATTCTGTTAGTCAATGGTGGTTAAAAGCTTATACCACAGGAGATTTTGCATTACACGAAAATACACAAGGAGATAGATTTACTATTAAAGCTGGCGGCAACGTCGGAATCGGAATTACTTCGCCTGGTACAACTTTACAAGTTTCTGGATCAAATCTAACAAACAATGTAGCTGCTTATATCGGAAGCGGGTTTGTTAATAATGATTTATATCATAGAGAAGGAGGGCTATTAGTTATAAGTGGAACAAATGCAACTCAAACATCAGCGGGAATTGCTTTTCAAACTAGAAATACAGGAAATACAAATTACTGGAAATCGTCTATTTTAATGAATAGAGGTGGTGAATTAGAATTTTATACAGGTGGAGCTGGAACAGGTCAAGGTTCTGAAAGAATGAAAATAACATCTGGGGGGAATATACAAATACCAACAGATTCAGCAAGTTTACAATTACGAAGTTCTGGTTCTGGTGCATATACATCTATTAGAAGAGATGCAGCAAATCAATTAATTGTAGCAAACACTGCAAATAATCAAGTTTTTGGAATTGGTAACGGTGGAGAATTAGCAATAACCAATGGGGCTTCATATACAACAACACTCACTTATACTACTGGGTGGAATTCATCTTACCAGACTTTAATACCAGGAAATAGTTTATCTCCAAATGCAGTTTATATAGTAACTATTAAATGTGATTCATTTGGAACTCCACCATATTATGCATCAACAGTATTTCATATTGCTACGTCTCCAGGCACAAATGGTAGTGGTGGTGGTAATGATAATATTGCACCGACCGCAACACATGTTAACAGTACTGTTTATTGGAAATATAGGCTTAGTACAATTGTTAATGGTAAAAATGGAGTAGAAGCCTACCTTTCAGGTGGTCCAACACCAAACGGTACTACTATATACGTTAAAGCTACTAAAATAATGACAATGTAATTTTAAAATAATGGCATCATTATCTAATATAAACGGCATATTTGACGTTCATTCCACTGGGGCTATACAATTTAATGGTAACCATGGTACAGCTGGACAGATATTAAAATCAAATGGTAATGCAGCCCCAACTTGGGTTGATGCTTCAACTGTTATTGGTGGACCATATTTACCTTTGACAGGTGGAACACTTACTGGCAACTTAGCTATTAACGGTACTAATACTTTAAGCGTTGGTGGCACTTTATCTGCAAGTAATTTTTCAGGTTCTTCATCTGGAACAAACACAGGTGATCAAACAAGTGTTACAGGTGCGTCAGGTTATTTAGACACCAACAGAGGAACACCTAGTAATGCAGCACAATATTGGCAAGCACATAATTTAGGAACAACCGAAGCACCAAGTACAGATTGGTACACAACTTTACGTTTTGGGCACGGTAATCCAACCACTTATTATGGCAATACACTAGCGATTAAAATGACTGGTACTGGTGTTGGTGATATATATACACAAAATCTTCAAAATGGTACTTTTCAAGGTTGGAAAAAATATTGGAACGATGCAAATTTTAATCCAGCAAGTTATTTACCTTTATCTGGTGGTACGCTTACTGGGGCTTTAACTGGAACAACCGCAACTTTTTCAGGAAACGTTACAGCTGGTGCTTCAATGTATTCTCCTATTTATTATGATTCAGGTAATGGTGCTTATTATGGCGATTTTGCAGGAATGAGTGTGTTCAACAAATTAAACACAGGTATAGGTAATTTAGGAAGTAGTAGAAGTGTTAGTTATTCTATGACATCAGGAAATTGGTATCGTATAGCTAACGGAGCAGGAAGATCTTGTGGGGATATTTATATACAAGATGCAATTAGCGGTGGACCTCATGGAAATTTAACTTTTTATGCAGGTTCTTCATACAGTCAGTACGCGGGAACTATGTTAAAATTAAAAAGTAGTTCTTTTTATAATGTTATAGGTTTTACAGAGATTAGATTATTAATAGGAACTACTTATCAAGATCAGTATGTAGAAATATATTGTCAAAGAACTGGTACTTATAATATAACAGTACAAGATACTCATAGCGCAACTAATCAATGGATTCTTAGTACTTCAGCAACAGTAGGATCAGTACCTGCTGGATATAGTGATAGCACTAGATTGGATATTAATGGAATGTTAATAGCTGAAGCTGGAAATGGATCAAATAGATTTGCGGTTGATAGAGTTGGTGCAATACATTTAAGTGGAGGAACAAGCGGTAGCTCAGGTCAAGTATTAACATCTGGCGGGACTGGATCACCAACATGGACAACGCCAACTACTGGTACATTAACTTCTTTAGTTGCAGGTACAGGTATAAGTTTAACTAATGCTTCAGGTCCAGCTGTAACTGTAACCGCTACAACTCAATTTGGTGGAAACACTTTTACATCTAGAAACAATACTAATCCTATTGCTGTAGATTCTGCCACATCTAATATGTCTGGTTATTGTAATACATCTTCAGCTGCTGGTTATGCCGACGGAGGGCTTTTTGTTGCTGCGTATAGCTCATCTTGGGTTTCTCAGATATTTAGTAATTTTAGAACAGGTGAAATAGCCGTAAGAGGTAAAAATAGTGGAACATGGCAAGCTTGGAGAACGGTTTGGGATTCTGTTAATTTACCTAACCCTGTTCAGTCAAGTGGAGTAACTTCAGTCGCTACAGGTTCAGGACTTACAGGAGGAACAATAACATCAACAGGAACTTTATCAGTGGATAGTACTGTTATAAGAACATCAGGTAATCAAGCAATAACTGGTAATACAGTGTTTTACCCTTCAAGTACAAGCACAAGTTATCAGCATGCGGCTATAGAACTAATGGCTTCTTCGAGTGGCACAAGTGGAACTCCACCAAGAATATCTTGGCATTGGGGAGGTGTAGTTGCATCATTAATAACAATTGAAGCAAATGGTACAATAGCTGTTAGAAATAATCCTGGTAATGCTTATGAACAATTTAAAGCATCAATTATAACAGCTACAAGTAATTTTTCAGGTAATTTAACAGGTAATGTGACTGGTAACGTGACTGGTTCTTCTGGATCATGTACAGGTAATTCAGCTACAGCAACTTTAGCTACAACGGCAACTAATGCTAACAATGTTGTTATCACTGGATATGGAAACAGCACTTTTACTTTTTATCAAAGCTCAGGATCATTTTCAGGTTTCAGTGGTTGGCATAATTATTATATAGGTAATCATGGTAATGGTTCAAATTATTACAACACAATAATTGCATTTCCTTTTTGGGGATCTCCAAGATATTCAAGACTAGAAGGTAATGTACAGAGAGGACCTTTTGAATTTTGGACAAGCGAAAGAACAATTGTATCAACTCACGATGTTACAGCGCCAAGATACTATGATACAAACACGACATACTATGGGGATTTTGCTAGCACAAGTAATATAAATGCTTTAACACTTGTTGGAACATTATCTGGTCAAAACGGTTATTTCAACCAAGATTTAGCTGTAGGTTTTAATTCAGGAGCTATAGGTGGTAAAGTAAATATACAAATAAATAGCGCAAATGGTATTGGTATTAAAAACAATCTTAATGGCAAAAGTGGTGCTCAAGGTTTATTACAATATACAAGTGCATCATATGCGTCAGGTGGATATAATATGATATTCCAAGCAGCACCTCCATCAGGTTCAGACACTAATATGTTACTATGTTATTTAAATGGTAATATAGTAAACAGATTTAATAGTTATGGTCAATATTCTGATAGAAAATTAAAAGAAAATATTGTTGATACAACACCTAAGTTAGAAGATGTTAAAAAAATAAGAATACGAAACTTTAACTTTAAAGATGATCCATATAAACAAATAGGTGTTATAGCACAAGAATTTGAAGAAGTTTTTCCAGGATTAGTGGAGGACAAAGAAGTACCTGATCAAGATGAAACAACAAAAACTGTAAAATATTCTGTTCTTGT